CACACTCGTCACAGTTACATTCGTAACATTCGCAAGTGTCACATCTTTTCTTTTTGTCCATTTATTCCCCTATAAAAAATAAACTTTTTTACCTTGCTTGAGTAGCTCTTTTGCTTTTGGTGAAGGTTCACCCGGTATTTCAACTGGTCTAGGTTCTTGATATTTAGGAACTACCCCTTCAAATTTATGTCTGTCCTTAAACATTTTTATTTCTTGGCGTGTAGTAGGTATACCACGTTTTTTAATTGATTTTTCTACTTCTTTATAAAAATCTTTTTTTTTAGTTCTTTTCTTTGGAATACTCACGCCCACTCCCCCGTTCTCATAACTTCTGATAAATGTGTTGCTCTTCCCTTTACTTGTTTTGCCCAACGGGAATCAAGCATCTCCTCGCTTGCCCATTGAAAATCAGCGTTATCTATAGCTTTCCACATATTAACAAATTTCATTAATCTTGGCACACCCATATTAAATCCCATATCAACAAGACACATCTGTCGTGCTTCATCGAGTTGTAAAACAATAGGTTTTTTTGCAACCAACTCTTTTTCTACATTTTTTATATCATTTATACAGAGATAGTATGCTTCTTCTTCAGTAAGACCATTATTAACTATATCTTCGAGATCTCTGTTCATGTGCATTAATTCACCATCGGTAATGCCACGATCTTCAAGATTTCTCCCGATACCTATAGTAGAAATACCTAATGAATCTTTATAAGGTTCAAGCACGACTCCTTCGTGTTTGGCTACTATTTTTACAAATTCTTCTCTGTCATATTTCATGTTAAAACCTCACTTTGTAGTTTAAAGTCATTGCTTTTGTTTTTTTACCACTAAAGGGATCTGACCCCATTAAATTTACATTAAGATTACCCCCACCTAAATTCGTAACATCCCAATTTAATCTAATTTGATTTGCACTACCCTTTTGATTTTGAAAAAATTTTTTATTTACTTGTATTCCTACTCTGTTGTTTTCATTTATTTGGTAACCTAACGCACCACCTATATCATTTTCTATGTTTTTCCATGTTCCTTCGTAAGTTCCAAATGGCACTTGTTCCTGAAAAGCTCCCTTTGTTGTTGCAGTGCTTCCAAACAACGTGGCTCTAATTGGGTTTAAATCAAAACTTAAATTACCTCTTAATGCTTTTGTTTTGCTTTGTTCTTTAACAGTAACGTATTTATTTGGTTTTATTTCTTTTTTTGTTTTTTCACCTTCATAATACAAACTACCTGATACTTTTCTCTTTTTTTTACCTTGCTTTATATTTAAGGCAGCTTCAAATTGAGGTTTTCTAGGTTGATTAGAATACTCTTTCATTACTTCTTCTTTAGCATCTTTGCCGCTTGACCAACGCCTTTAATTCCGAAAGACGCAGATATGGCAATAAATAATAAATACTGATACCATTCTGGAAGCGTATTTAACACTTCAAAACCATTTCTTACGTATTCTGTCATACCCGGAATAAAGACCAAAATTGCGGGAGCTAGTAGAACTACTAAAGCAAATTCGTCTTTCCACGAATTATCTGTTGCTTGTGCCATCTTGCCTTCCCACTCTACTTCCCCTGCAGCAACCTTTTCTGCAACGGTAGCACGAGCTTTGGCTTCAGCTACTTTAGCTAGTCCATCTGCTTTTGTTTTTTCTACTTTGTTTTGAAACCAAGTGCCTGCTAGATTAGCTATTGGTCCTATTAATGCTCCTAACATCTCTTTTCCTATCGATAATGTAAACGTGTTTCATATAAAAGTAATTACCTACTTGATTAAAAAAATTGGCTAGTTTAAGATAAAAGGTAATCATTTTTTTTTGGTTTTTATTTTAGGTTTAACAAAACTTTTTGGATATACCTTTTTAATTGCTTTATTTAAAAAAGAAGATTTTTCTTTGTCACTTAAATTATCTAAATAAACATTAAATAATCGTTTCTTTTGATTATCAGTAAGATCTTCATATTTAGGTCTTGGTTTTGGAAGTTTTGTTAATTTATTCATGGTTATTTCTTTTTCTTAACTTTACCACCGCCTGCTTTTTTCGCTCCTGACGGATTTGCTTTTTTAGATCTTAATCCAAAAGCTTTTAGAAGAGTACTTCTTCTAGGAAGTCCTCCTCCCATAAGCATAGTAGATACTTCTAATGCAATTCTTTTAACATCCTGATCTGATACTCTGCTTGCAGGTTTCTCCTTCTTCATCTTTCCAGTAGAAGGTCTTTTTTTAGGTGTTTTTCCGATGTCCATTCCACCGCCACCTTTTCTTGACCCGTCTGGTATTACTTTTATTGCCATTTTATTTACTCCATAATTTTTTTAGATAATTTTGAACCATAGTTGATTTAACAGCTAGGTTATCTTGTTTGTTTTGAATTGCGTGGGCGTTTACTTCGTAAAGATTACGCAACACGTAACTTTGTTCGTAACTGATATTGGTAGATAACCACCCTATCAATGCTCTTCGTAATCCCCCCGTTACTTTATTTACGCTGTGGGGGTATATGATTGGAAAAAATAAAACTTGACCTGCTTTTAATTTAAAAGGTATTTCACCTATTTCGTTGTCAAGTACAAACTCTCCACCTTCATAATCACTTGATAAACAAACTGTAAAACCGTAATCAAAGTAAGTGTGGTTTATTTTAGGTTCGGCTTTAAAGTTGTCAACATGTTTGTTGTAATAATCACCTTCTCTGTAGTGGTTGTAAAAATTAACCGATACACGAGTTGGGTTAATAACTGAATCAACAAACGGGTTGTGTATAATTCGTGCTGATATTAAACTTCTTATTTCATCGTCTACTTTTACTGACTCTGAATTTTTCTTTATTCCTTTTAGGGGTTGTGTTTTGTTTCCATCTTCCATGCTTGGGCAAAGTTCCAAACATCTTTTTACGTCGTCTTTACTTAGTAACTGTAATAACATTGTTTACCTTTTTACTAAAGATACTCCCCCGTCTTATAAAGTAAAGAAGGCAGGTTGCCCTGCCCCCTTTATGTAGTCTTACGTTCCAGTTGAAACTGTAGCAGCTTCTACTGGGTTTTTAGAAACGTCACACATTACAACGTGGATTCTAAAACGTAGTGCAGATTCTCCTGATGATCCACCATCGAGAATTAACGCATCGATAGTGTCAGCAGAAGTAAGCATTTTTGGGTTAGCCCCAGATGCTCCAACCGCAGCGTTTAGAAAAGGTGTAAAACCCGCCGCACATGCTGATCCATCAACAAATGTATCAACGTCACCGCCAGTAAAACCTATATCCATAGTAATCTGTCCGTTACCTCTTGCTTCGAGAACTTCGAGACATCCACCAACGATCATAGTGTCAGCAGGAATGTCCATCATTTGAACAACATCTCCGCCTGTACCACCATCGGCAGTATCCCAAACTTTAGAAGTTCTAACGTAAGCTTTAGCACCATCAGCTATATGTCCTGTAGTGCCACCACCAGTAATGGTGTTATTATATGTAGCCATAAGTCAGTCCTCCCTAATTAAGCGTAATCTATAACGCCACGAACAAGAGCTTCTTGTCTAAGTACTTTTCTTCCGAAGACATGTAACCCTCTAATAACGTCAGAGAATGATTCAGTTGAACGTACCACTTCGGTTTTAGCGATGTGAGACGCTGTAGCACAAGCTGAAATGTGACCTGCAAGAACAATATGCTCAGATGAGTCTGTTGCTAATGTAGCAGAAGCATCTGTTAATGTTACTTGGTCAGTTCCACCTGTACTGTTTAGTGCAGTAGACTTATAACATCTAAAGCCTGCAAGAGTACCGACTGTTGCAAGTCCGTTTCTTAATGGAGAAGTTCCATCGCCTGTAACTTGTACTTCAGCGATTTTGTTCCCTGCTTGAAAAGCCTTTTCGTAGAACTTTGGAGGTGCTACGAACCATCTGTTTTCTTCAGGAACAGATTGGTCATCTAAAAGTCTTCCCATAGTAAGCATTAAGTTAATACCTGCATCGTCAGTTTCAACGTTAATAGGGGCATTTGCTGTTCCTAAAACGCCTGCAGCTTCTGTAGATGTTGGAGTTGTACCAGATACTGCAGAAGATACAATACCTGCTCCGTCTGACATAACTTGAAGAACGTTAGCATCGTACTTTCTCTTCAAGGAGTAAGCTCCTGAAGAAGTAGATAACGCTTCCCAGTTTACATGGGAGTGTCTTTCTTCAATGTCGTCGATCTTAAATGCAAAAGCATTTGCTTGATCAACAGTTAATTGGACTTGATCGTCAGCCAAGTCTTGAGGGTTAACCACAGAACCTCTTGTATACGCTGATACAGTGATTGTAGGCTCTTTGATTATATTTACGGTGTCACCAAAGTTTTCAATTTCCCCAGTGTAATCGGTATTAGTAATATCCTCTGCAACCGAAGCACGTCTAAAGAATTTGAGAACCTTTTGGCTAAAAATTGAGGGTGCAAAATTACCACTAGGTAAGTTAGCGTACCCCGCAGATGTACCGAAAGCCATTTTTTCTCTCCTTCCTCATTTTTATGAGGTTTAGTTATTTACGTCTATTCGCCCTTCTTCTCGTGCTAGATCTATTTCTTTTTCAAGCTTTTCAAACTCCCACGATTTAAGCTTGGCGATTTCAGAACTCTTCCAAATCTTTTTATTAGAACCTTCTTTTGTTGCAACCTCTCTTGGTTGTTGTTTTGTAACCGTTGCTGCAGCATCAGTAGCTTCTTTTGATTTGGTAGACTTCTTTGTTGTGGTAGAGATTCCATTCTCTGCCTTGTAAAGAGATATGATTTTACCTGCCCATTTTGCGTCAGTATTATTTTTATAAATACCATCACTCAATTGTTCAGGTTGTTCATCAAGCCAACTTAAAAATTTTTCGTTAGTTTTTAGATCGTGAAAGTCAGGGTGCAATCGAAGAAGTTCTTCAAATGCTTTTTCTTTTTCAAGATTCTTTTCCCGTTTCTTTACAGAATCTATTTCCTCACGAAGTTTTGCAACTTGGGATTCAGTTTGCATGTTAGATACTGTTTCAACAACTTCAAAAACGTCAGGGTATTTTTCTTTAAATTCCTCTAGTTCTTCCATTGTTTTAGGTGGAGTCGTACCTCTTGGCATTTCATACACCCGTTTTTTAACAGCGTCTAATTGAGTTTGAAGTTCTTCACGTTCACCTTTAAACTCGTTGAGTTTTGTGTCATAATGTTTTTTTAAATCATCATAACGTTTTTTGTAATCGTGATCTTCTTCTTTTACCTTTTTTTCTGCAAAACTGGTATCACTCTGTTGAGTAGCCACTTTTTCAGTGGGGTCAGTTTGAGCTTCTTCGTTTTGTTGCTCTTCTTGTTGCCCTTCTTCATCATCTTTGTAAACTTCCTCTCGGTATTTACCTCGATAAAGATTAGGGTTATTTGTCACTCCAAAGGAGTCGTTTGGTTTGTTGGCTCTTACACCTCTTACTTTTGTTGTTGCCATTGTTTTATACCTCATTAATGCAGTGCCACTGGCTGTGGGTAGCTGCTTCGGTTCAATCAGGGCCACTAATACGTGGGTAGCTGACTAATTCTTTTTATTGTGGAAAATTTGGATTATAATCCACAAATCCTCTTGAATCTAATGTTGCGTCTCCCATTTCCGTTGGGGTAAGCATACCCGCAATACTTCCTATCGGTGAAAGTTTACTTAAAAAAGGAACGCCTTTTGTTACAATGTTGTTTGCTAAATTACGAACTACAAGTTTACCAAAAAGTTTTGGATTATTCTTGTAACTTTCAATTTTTCTAATTGTCGCTTCTTCTTTTTTTTCTGGAAAAAGAGCCATGTGTAAAGTGTTTACAAATCTTTTAGGGTCTACTTTTCCATCTTTTACTTGCTTAGCCATTTGTTTTATTTCTTTTACATGTTTAAATAGTTTTGTCTTTTGATTTTTTGTTAGTTGTCGTTTACCACTTTCGGATTGCATTGAAGCTATGTTTCTATAAATTTCAGCTTTTCTTGCACCTTTTGCGTACTCATCAAAAGTAACATCTAAACTTTTTTGAAGTTGACCGTACATTTTAGCGTAACTTTTGTTTGATGAAAACCATGCTCCTGTCGTTCTTCGACCTGACATGTATTTCTTGTCAAACTTACTAATTTGTTCAGGGTAAGGTTCACCTCTATGCACGGTGATCTTATCTCCCCCTGCTTTATTTATAAATCCTTGCATAGCTTGTGGTTTTTCTTGGTCGCCTGCTCTTTGTTGTCTTCGTGCAACTTCTTTTTTACCACGATTATTTATTTTCTCTAATCTATCGTATCCTATAATTTTTGCTATGTTTGGGGGTACTACAACCTCACCTCGTGAGATCATTATATCAACTTGTTCCTTACTTGGTATTTTAGTAACTTGTCCAGATTTGTCAACCCCTTGTCCTGCTTTTTCGTATGCTTTAATTAACATTTTACTAATATCATCTGATCCTGCATACTCTACAGCAGGTGCATTTATAACAAAAGTACCTTCTTTTACTTCAAGAGGTATGTCATCTGCTACGGTTGTTTGATTTCCGTATTTTTCTGGAGGACCTCCAATAAAACCTGCAGGACCACCCGCTTGCATACCCCGACCTATCTGTCCGCCGTAAGCAGTATAACCCATAGAAGTATCCATACTTGATGTATCAGGTGCAGAACTTTCATCGTTATTATCTTCTAAACTTTGCACCCAAGATTCGTATGATCCTCTTGCAGGATCGTCTTCAGCTACTTTGCTAAGATCTGGTTTTTCATCAGATTCATCTTCACTATAAACATCTGTGCCTTCTGTTTCACTAAAAAAATAACTTCCTCCCGGACCTTTATCCATTACACCTGATTTAAAATCAAACCCTCCGCCTGCTATACCTCTATCTTTAATACGCACAGGGTAATCAAGAGATTCCATGTAAACATTATAATTTGGAAGATTTCTAACAGTGCTTACTTTTCTACGATTAATACCCCATATATTATCTTTTTTAGAAGAAGATTTTAAATCAACAAAATCACTAATCCCACCAAACCGTGTATTTAAAATTTCGTATAAATTACCTTTTCCTGAACTTCTTACTTCACTAAGCACTTTTTCAATTTCTTTATAATTTGTGCCATATTTTTCAGCTAACGCAATAGAAGCATTTCGTGACCCATAATATGAAGTTCCAGTTCGGGAGTGGTATCGACCATAATTATCATAAACAGCTTTACTTCCGTCTTTTAACGTAATACTTTCACCTCTTTCGCCTGTTTCCGTTTTTAAGTTAAATGTTGAAGGTATAATTCCTCTTTTTAAAGCGTCTCTCCTTTTAAGTTGTTCGTGCGTTAAATCTGTTGTTCCAGTATAATTAGACCCCGTTGGGCTTCTACTAACTAATTGTCCATCTATGTATTCAACAAATCCTTTAGTTTTTGAACCTGATTTTATAGCATTTTGTATTTCACGTACATTGTCGTATTGAATTGACATATTTATATCGTGTATTCCACCAAATACAAAATTACTTGGTCGAAAACTTGGATTACCAAGAGGATCAGTTATTTGTTTTCCAAACCCAAAAGACACAGCCCCTCCAGATATAAGAGGGTTAAATCCCGCTAATCTTGCACCAGTTTTTACTGTTTGTTTTATTAAATTTTCAGAAGAAAATACTTTTTCAAATCCTTTTTTTGCTTCTTCTTTATTTTTTGGAACTCCTGCTAAATATATATCTTGACCAAAAACATTAAATGGAGATTTATCTTTATATCCTAACGAAGATAAAGCATCACCGTAAGTTCCAAGTTTTAAAGAATTTATATTTTCATAAGAAGTATCTTTATCCAACTTAGCTTGATTAGCTAATTCTTCTTTAGATTGTTGAAAAACAGTACCTTCCCCTGTAACACCATCATCGTCGTCGTCATCATCAATGCCCACCACATTTACATTAATGTTTCTTTTTTTTTCTTTTTTTTCTATTTCTTCTTTTTGACTTGGAACATAAATTCCTGATTTTAATCCTAATGTTTGATCATAGTAGTCAACATCTTCTTCTCGGTATTTTTTTGCTGTTACTTTTTTTGTAACAGGTTCAAAATAACTAAGACCAAAGTCTAAACCAAAATCAAAAAGTTCACTAGCCATTCTTTATAACTTTTCCGTAATTATTCTTCAACTCTAGGAGCATTTCCAGTAAAGCCAGTTTCCCCTGCAGTTGGCGTAGCTCCGACTCCGATTGTGCCGTTACCAGACCCTTGACTGTCAGTTCCTTCAGGCTGTTGAGGTAGTCCACTAGGTTGCCCCATTCCTTGCTGTTGATTAGGGGCGACAGCATTTTCGCCTGTTCCTTGTTGAGCATCTTGCATCATTCCTTTTAACATTTCAGCATATAGCTGTGCTTCATTATGGTCGTTAACTAAAGTTTCTGGATCAATATCTTGTGCTATTGCAAGTTCTTTTATTAAATTTGGTATTTTTATAAAAGGTGCAAGCATTGGATTAGATACAGTTTGAAGTAACGCAGTTAATCGTTGTGTGCGTACTTCTTTTTGCATAACTGCAGCAACACCACGTGGTTTTATTTCAAGATCCCCTTCCATGTCTTCAATATCTGGATTGAATTGCATGTTCCACTGAAAGAACGATTCACCAATTGGTTTTAAAAGGTGATCATCTATGTTCTTTATAACTGTTTTCATAGACAAACTTGCTGAACCCATCAACATTGATAATCCTGCAGCAGTTCTACCTGTACCCGTTACTCCTGTTTGTCCGTGAAGTATAGAAGGTATACCTGTTTCTTCATCTGCAAGTTGCCTTGATATTTGATACATTTGTATATTTTCTGGTGCAGTATTAGGAAATTTTAATCCATTAATAGCAGTACCTGTTACTCCTGATTGTCTTCGGAATATTTTTCCGGGAAATATATCCATGTTTTGTCCGGGAACAAGACTTGCTTCGTCTACATCAAATACAAGATTACCTGCAAGTGCGAGATTGTCTATTGCCATACGAACGTGACCGTTCATAAGCATCTGTGCATCTTCCATGTTTTCTGCTACACCAACTCCCCACAATTGGTAAGGATTAATTTCAAATGGAAATGCTTGATAAGGTATCCGTGCAGGAGTAAATGGGTTTGCAACGCATCTAATTACCATATTACCACACACCCAAACATTAACTTGTGCCTGATCAAATTCTGACATTTGATTAGCATTTTCCATGCCCATTTCGGTAGCGTATTTTTTATCAATTACCCCCCAATATTCAAGAACTTCATATCTACTTTCTTGATGGTAAGGTTCTGTTTCATCTTCTCGGATTGTATCTTCGTAATACTTATCTTCGTAATTAGAACCTTTTGCAAGACATTCTTCAATAGCTGTAGAATCAAAATGAGGGCGTTTAATAAGACCACGAAGTTGTTGGCGGTTCATACGATGACGTTGAATAACGTATTCACAATCATCCATACTTGTTGCTGACGGATCGGGGTGAAAATCCCACAAAGAAACGTGTTCTATACGAGGTACTATTTTTTCATAAGGTGTGTAAACTCGTTGACCATTTTCATCTCTTTCCCATTTATGTACTCTTTTGTAAAAATTAAAAGGTCCTTTTACGATACCTGTACCGAGTAAAGATGATTCAAAAATTGCTTGACGAAATACGTTAACAGCATTTGTATCCAACAACTGATCGTGAATACATTTTTCCATACGCATAGCCATCTTTTGTGCAGGCTTAACTTGAGGTTCACCCATCTTTGCGGGTCCTGCAACAAGCATATCAGAAAATTCTTTTCCGTAAGAGCCGAGTTTATGAGGTTCTTTAACCGACATAGCTCCCGGAAGAAGTTCGTTACCATCTCCTTCAAACCCGTACGGATCAGACATCTCATCAACAGGTGTTTTCATGTGAGCAAATTCTTCTATACCTTCAGGTTTAGGAGTTGACTCAACCACCAATGGAAATTTTTTGTTAGCAAACAATATATCTATTATCTGCCCATACGCTGCAAGAACTTTTGTTTTGGTTATTTTTATAAATACTTTAGAACGTTCAGAATCACGATATTGAGTTGTAGAATCGTAAATTCCTCTAAAGTTTTTATACGCTTGTAACCAACGCTGTTCGTGTGTGCGTCTGCCGTTTTCTGAATCTTCAAACTTACTTTTAACGTACCCCGCTAGTCCCGGCATTTCTCCAGACGGATCAAGTATAGGCACGCTAGTATCATCTTCAGGTTGAAGAAAATTATCATCAGCCATTAATTTTTACCTTAATTAGAAGTAGTTTTTATCGTCAGCCATTTTGTTGAAAGATGCTTCAACTGTTGGTTTAGTTTGCTTCTTTGGCATGTCTACCTGTAAAGCGTTACCATCAATTTTAGTTGAGAACTCTTTCTTTTCCCTGTATAACTGATTAGAACCCATCGGGTCGTTATGAGATGTCTTATCTGAGTTCATAACATAAGATGGTCCATAATTGTAGTCATTGTTAGGCATTATTATCTCCCTGCTTGTTTTTGCTTTTCTGCTTTTTGAACAAATCCACGTACTCCTGAACTTGCTTTTTCTCTAGCTCGTGCTAGAAATCTTTCTCTTTGAGCTTCGTCACTCAGAGGATCACTTGGATCACGGGTTGGTAAGTATGAAGGGTCATACATTCCTGTACCTCTCCTTACTCTAGGATCATCTCTGTATATTTGTTTTTCTTGAGATGTGTCCATTTGATCTATACCACCAAAACGTCTATCTATGTCTTGTCTTGCAAAACCTTCTATCTCATCTACACTTGTAGGAGAAGTTGGAAAAACAAATCCTGCACCTGCTACAGGTAATGCTCTTCCTGCTGCGGTTTGCATTAATCTAGGCATTGTTCTGGTCGCCGCTGCACCAATTGTTGATGTAGTGGCTTCTTCTGCAACAATTTCTCCCGCATTGTCTAGCAGTTCAACACCTGCTCCTATTCCTAAACCTATAGAAAACGGATCTACAGATTTTAATTTTCCACTTCCAAGTTTTATATTTTTCTTTGCTAATTTTTCTTTTAATCCATCTGAAAAATTATTGGGAGAAATTATGTCTCCACCACCTTTTACCATTTTAGATTCACTTTCTATTAAGTCTTCTTCTAGTGGCGGAGAAAATCCTTTTGTTTGTATAGAAATTTCTTTTGGATTTGCATCCATAAACTTTGTATATTCTTTGTTGTCTGGAACGAATGTTTTTGTTTCAGGATTTATTTCATTTTTACCAAATATAAAAGAATTTGGATTTAACATATCTCCAGACTGATCGTAAATTTGTTTATTTTCTTTATCAAGTAAAGTAAAGAATCCCCAATTTGTTTGGCTTATTCTATCTAAATCGTCTATAGCACCTTGATTGTATTGTCCGGGTTTACCTATATAAATATCTTGTGACCCTGTATTTACTGAAACATCTCTATTAGTTAACATAGATATGTTTTCTTTATTTTTTATAGCAAGACTTGCTGAGTTTATAAATAGATTTCTTAAATTTTTTGCTGTTATTGGAGTTTTTAAAGGTTTTGTTCCCGTCTTTGTGTATTCTACCAACAACCCAACAGGACTGGTTTTATCAAGAACTCTGTTTATGTCAGATAAAGTGATTGGTCTGGGGTTACCTTTTTTATCTAATACTTGAAAGAAAAAATCTAACTTTTTGTTATCTCCTATAATTTTAGAATTATAATCACTTTGATCTTGGAGTATAGTTATACCTCTTTTTGATAAAGGGGCATTGTAAGGTTGTATATTCGGAGCTTGACCCTTTGCTTGTCTTTTAACGCCTTTAGTTCCTGCTTGTATTAGTAAACCATCCCTGCCTGTAAAACCCATTGCAGCTCCTGTTTCTCCAAGCTGATTTGGTATGTAATGGACAGTTCTTAGTTCTGTTGTTAAACTTGGTCTGCTTCCATTTTCTAAATTAAAAATAATTGCGTTTGCTATGGGTTTATCTTCTGGAAATTTTTTTACGTGTTCTTGTAGATTTTTTACAAGTTCCCCAATTTTAGATACATTAAAACCTTTAGTAGCTGTAAATTTTCCCCCTCTAGTTTGTAGTTTTTTAACTTCTTCAGATATTTTTGTATAACCTGATAATAAATTAACCCCTTCTTTTTTACCAAGCACGGCTAATTTAGGAAATATGTTTGCTTCTATTACTCTAAATTTAGATTGTACAGTACTGGCTTGCTTACCTGCAGCATTTTGAATGTCAGCCAATATACTTTGTGATTCAGATGGAACTGCACCAAATAATGTTATGACAGGTTGATTTAAATATTTTTTGGTAATTTTATTATTTCTTATTAAATTACCCCAAGTTTTATTTTGTCTACCACCAGTTTCAGTGCTTTCTTTTTCAAACATAGAAAGCCATTCTTCCAAAGTAATAGTTCTAGGATCATAATCTTGATCTACTATATATGCTTGTGTTCCTGCCGCCATTTATTTAATATCCAAATGTTTGATCGTGTACTTGGTACACCTGATTTTTAATTCCTTGTAAGGACTTGTGTATTGAAACGTATCCTGTTGTTCTTGTCATTAACATATACCTTAGTGCATCGTATGCGTGATCTTCTGCCTTTGTATCAACATCCTCTGCATTTGTTTTGCTAAGAGGTATACCTGCCAGTTGCTTGATAAGGTTGACACAATTCGGAAATATTCGTAGTCGAGGTTCGTTTGTTCGAGGGTCATCGGCAAGCCTACGATGTATTTCCATTTTTCCTTGAAGTCGGTTTCGATCAGAGGGCAACCAACGCACTCCTGATCTCATCATTGTTTCGGCTATCGAAGGACCAAATCCTGTTTTGTTCCAACACGAAGAGTCAAGGACTGTATAGTGTGGTGTTGGGTCGTCTTCTTCTGTTTCTAGTATTCTATCGGCTAACTGCTCTGCTGTCAAGTGTTTTACGTATAATTCACGATAAACCCAGATATTATTATCCCAGTCAATAGCCCCCCAAAGAACGCACGACGGACTCGAGTAGCCGTAGTCGGCGGCACGTATTCGTGGGAAGTTGGTAGGTAACTCAAAAGGCGGTGTAACATGTTTACTCCTTGAAAATTCTGGGAACGCTGCACCTTCCGTGACTTCCCAGTCTCCTTCGAGCAATCGTTTACGTTCAACTTCAGGAAGTGAACGCAACATCGCTTCGTATTGTCCGTCTGCTAACAGGTATGGGTTGTCAGTTAAACGGGCAGGAATGAACCTGCGATAAAATAATGGTTGCCCCGCTTTGTCGTGACCATTGGGCCACAAAAATGGTTTTCCTGTTTCGATGTCTACTGCAGGAAACGTAGAATTGTGATCTGATGGGTCAATATACATCTTTTTTACCCACCAACCACCAACTCCACCCGGATTGGCTGTGCAACGCATATACAAATTATTTTGTAACTCGGGATCAGTTGCACGAAGTCGTGAACGAAGATAATCCCAAACGTATGGTGTTGGGTATTGGGTTATTTCGTCTATGCCGATCCAGTTAAACGACTGCCCTTGAAATCGAGTTACGTCTTTGTCTTTATCTAGGTACGTAAACCAAATGGTTGCTCCCGATGGAAAATGCCACGTTGATTTTGATTCCCTAAATTTTGCACCGGGAAACGCTTTAGGGTAAAGCTGTCGTGATTTGTCTATGAGTTCGGTTAACTCATCCAGAGTACGCCTAAGAAGAAGCCCACGATGGTTGCCGTTATGGCAATACCTAAGGGGGTCTGTAAGTAAGGCAAAACTTTTTCCGCCCCCTGCTGAACCGCCGTACAAAACATCTCTTTCACTCGAGGAAAGAAATTCTTCTTGAGGTCCTTCATTTGGTTTAAAAATAATTTCACGCCCATCCACAAGTTGTTCAACGGCGTTAGGCAAACTTTCCAAATCTGCTTTATCAATAAGTGTGGTTTCATTACTGGTGAGTCCTTTCTCGACTTTCGTAATTTTTTCTTCAAGCTTTCGTGCGTACCTACGTTTGCTTTCAGCCTGCTTCGTAACCTTTTCTGCTCTTTTTTTGGCATCTCGTAACCTCTTTTGTGATTGTTTACGTGCCTTTACTGCAAAGGAATAATAATAGGATGATTTAGGTGCGTTGGGATCTTTCTTGGGTCTCCCACGCTTCGGTTGTTCGGTCATATTAATTTGCGGGTTTTGCACCAAATAATTTTTTTAGCTTACCCGCCTTCTTTTCTTTTTTTGATCCTGTTTTATACGTTTTAGTTTTTGGATTTATTCCTACTTGATCAGGTGGGCGTGTTGCACTTACTTTTTTGTCAAATGCTCCAAATTTAGAAGCTATCCACAAAGCAGCACCTCCCCCACCGGGAACACCAGTTGGTCTGTATCCGGGTCTATTTTCTATTTCTACGTAATCAGTTTTTCTTGGTCGCTGATAATTTGTTTTACTTGCTTTTTTATCAGCTTCTTTTTTGTTTTGATAATATGCTTTATAATCAGCCATCAATCATTTCCTTTTTTTTAAATACTTTTCTACCTCTGAAGAATACAATGAGGTTAATTGTTGTGTTGATTGATACCATTGTAACTAAAAGAGCTTGCCACCATTCAATTTCCATCAATTACGACTTCTTTTTTAGGCGGCAACAAAACTATTCCGTGTACTGCTTGTACGTTTACGTTGGTTGTTTCTTGTTTTCCCAGTCCAACTCTGTTTAAAAGCGATTCTGCAGCCCTAAAGCGTAGATCGTCTCCTCTTTCGGGTGTTGGGTTGTCAATTGTGCTTACAAGACGTGATGCAGCCTTGTATGCGTTCATAGATAAGACGTTTTGTGTACGTCTGATAATTTCGTCAGCAAGAGTGTTGCGTAACCACGTGGTTGTACCCCGTGCGTAACCTGCTTTAACTGCAGCGTCGGTTATGTTTCCGCCATTTTCAAAGAGGTTTGTAAGGAACTCTTCTTGTTGGGGAGTTATTTCACGTTCTTTGCTTGGTTGTTTTGGTAGTAGATTTGTCACAACGATATCCTCGAGGTTGCAAGTACGGTTTGTAGACTGGTATGTCGTCTACAATCTCGTCAACTCTCATTTTACACTGTTCTTTTGTTATGTATGGTCCCCGTATGTCTCTTAATTCTTGGCATGTTTGCGGCGAAATAGGTGAACCCCAAAGACAAGCGAGTACAAATGCTTCAAACATAGGTTTTCTTTCAATAAAAATACAAAGGATTAATTAATAAAGCCAAATACACGGTTAAAACTACTATAATACTTGGTTGTATGTGCTTTAATTAATGCTTTGTTACCACTATAATAGTGATTTATACAGAAATAGTCAAGAAAATAAAAATAAATTAAAAAAATCTTGACAGATCGTGATTTGGTTAGTACAATCGGAGTGTAAACCTCCGGGATATATATACACCCCCCAAATTAACTGTTATCAGTATAGAGAAAGGGTATGCCCCCGCCCCGTTTTAATATAGGGTTACCTAAAGGGTATGCCCACATAGTTGTACAAGTAACTAATTTACGTAAAAATATGGCGACATTACATGCAAATGCGGTGGGGGGTGGGGTGTCCCTTGCGTATGCACACAATAAGTATTTCTGCGACTTTCTGATTTGTCGTCAACCCATCAATGATAATAAACCATAGGCAAAAACCAACCCCAACACATTAACCCACCATATTATATTGCTGAATTGCATCACGCATACGCCCATGTAATGCTATTTGTCATTAAGTTAATTGCACAACTAATCCTAAAAGGGTTTATTCAAGGGTTATATTGCGAGTAATAACCTAAACAACCAACCTTTTATTTATTCTTTTATATTAATCATTTATCTATTAATTAAGGTTTAACCCAAAGAAAAACCCCCTAAACTATGTTAGAGGGTTAATCTCGGAGGAAATCGTATTTGTTTTAATTTAAATCAACTAACTTATAAACGCCAATTTTAACTTTCCAGTTAGTTTCCTGATTACTTTCATCAAGAAACATATTACGATATTTGCTAGTCGTTTTTGAAAAGTTCCAATACTTTTTATCAAGTTCAACCATGCCGTTGGTATAACGCTTTGCAATAATTGAATTATAAGATTGAAACAACTGGTTATTATATTCATCGTTAATAATAAACTGGTTAGCAATCTTATTGCCTTTACTTGAAACCATGTTAAATACTTTCATTGTTAAACCCCCTGTTTTTCTTTTATTAAGTCTTCCAAATCAATCTGGTTCTGTTCTTTTATTGCTTTCACAACTTTTAACTTACCATTATTAATATGTTCTTTTGCTTTCTTTACTTCACTTTCATCAAATAGTTTATCTTTCATGATAGTTGTATCTGGTAAAAAGTCATAAAAGTGAAATCTACCCATTTCAACCGAATGTTTATATTTATCCGCTTCTTTTTTACTTATAAGGATAGATCGTTTCGTTGGTTTAACCTTAACAATTTGATCAAGGGTAGTTTTAATAACAACCTGATCTTTTAACTTGTCTTCCGCATCGTAAACATTGATATGTAAATCCGCCCAAGTTTCAAAAATGGTAAACCCCATCTCGATATGAAACCCCCCAACCTTAACAGGATCGTTATTTTCATCTAAATAACGCTGATACGCTTGTATTTCTGTTTTATTGGTATCGCTACACTTCCACCAGTTTTCATTTACTTTGTTAGTAGTCATTTTTATTACTCCAATTAAAAAGGGTTAGATTAATTTCTAACCTAACCCCAATTAGATAGTATTTTAAAAAACCTGTCAATTATTATTTTTTCAACTGGTATTTATTGCGTATCGTTGAAATAACATTTAGTTCATTTAAATCTTTTAAAATATCTTTTACTTTGGCAACTGGTAACCCAGATCTTCTAACAATAGATTTTAATTTTAACCCATTACTAGAATTTTTAATGACAAATACAACCAGTTCTTTATGGACAAATAAATCCAGATTAACCTTGTATTTTTGCCACGCTTTTGACAAATCAACCGACAATTCATGTATGCGAATTGCTGAACGACTGGTGTTGTGTTTTTGCCTAGCATTGTTGCTAACTTTCTCAAGTGCTTCAATACTGGTGTCAATGTTAATTGCTTTCATTTTTCTACTCCACCTTAAAAGTTTTAGGGTTATCATAAAATTTTCTAATCTCTTGTTGCATTTCATTGGGTAAACTAACCCACCAAGAATGTAAGAGATTTTCCAACTTTTTATAGTCTTTAATATTCAACTTAAATACTTTACTCATTCAAATCTCCAATCTTTTTTTTAAGTAAGTTTCAACAATTGTTATTTGTTTTTGAAAATTATAATCCAGATGTTTTGTATTTGGTTTGTGATCAAAAAAGCAATCAAATATAAGGTTTACAACTTCCAAAACTTTTGTTTTTGATTTTGGTTTTAAGTTCATAATAATTACTCCGCTTTTACCATGATATAATGGCGTATACTATTAAACAAAATAATATAACAACTACTATTCTATAAATAATATACGCTAATTCTAATCCATCACTCATGTTAAGCAACTTCCAATTGTTTCCAACTATCACATTCAATAACACTTCTTACTTCATCGTTACGAGTTCGCTGAACACTAGGTTTATCTGCTGTTGATTTACCAGATCTAATTTTGACTAACTTATTGTCTATTTCTTTTTCAATAGTTTCGTCTGTGTGTGTTGACCAATGCGTTAAGGCATTATAACCCGCCCACATAGTTTGACCAAGTTCACTTTGTTCTTTTTCAAATCTATCTAGTAAATAGTTAAGTTTAGTTTCATTAACTGGTTTAACCAGATTAAGTTCTGCTGATTTACCTTTCTTTTTACAAATAGTTTCTTTAAGAATATTTCCAAATTGTTCAATATTCATCTGGGAATTAACCCAGTTATCCATCTGTTCAGATTGGTTTGTCCAATGTTCTAATCCAATACTTGCTTTAGTCATTAAAGCGGTAGTGGATAGATTACGAGTATGTTTCGCTACTTGATGATAAGATTTTTGTCCACCAAATACCATTGTATTCCTACATAGATCACGATACGCACCAGAAAAAACTTGGAATGACCAAGACATATCACAAGAGTTAAATATATCTATTCTACATAAAACCTTATCTTGTTTATCTCCAACCGCTTTTTCAAGATCATGAAAATAAATTATTCTGTGTGCTTGTAAACCATCTTTATATAATTGATCAACTATCGTAACATTATCTAAAGGCAAATCAGATTGACCAAGTATTTTTGCTTGTTCACTAAATAATTCATGATGTGGAATTAATTTATAAGTTTCGCTAACTGGTCGAGTAACCAGCAATCTATCCAAACTTGAATTGTAAAGACCAAAATAACCATCAAGTCTTTTATTTTCCAATATTTCCGCATCGTTAAATTCAGTTTTAATGCTAACTGGTATTTCCGCTTGTAGATTTACTTTTGTTATCTTGGAATTGTCTTCATAAAAACTAACATCTGTATAATCTCTATGAGTATTTACTTCTTTAGTGAAGTCCTGATTTATATAATTCATTTTAAAACCCTTTCTGTAAAATAATTAAAATGAAATTCTTTTATAAACTTATTCTGTTTAGATTACAATAGTTTTATTTTTTATTTTATTTCTGCTATCAATAATTTTTCTTTTTCTTCTTAAAAATTCTCCACCAATCTTTGACGATCTAAAAAACTGGGTATTTAACAAATCCGTAACTCCAAATTCTTCATCACCTTTAGTGTCACCCAGTTTGTCATTGTTAGTGTCACCCAGTTTGTCAATATCTGCATACATAACTGGTTTATCATTTTCAATAAATAAATAAACATCACCTATCCAATGTTTAGAAACAGGCAACCAAACTGATTTTTCACCTTGCCAATCAGTAACCATTTTTTCATAATGGAAGTAATCCATCTCGTATGGGTTATAACGCACTTTGTATGAATTGTGAAAACTAATAGTGTCACTTGGTTTGTCTTTGACAATACCATTGACAAAAGCATGGACATTCTTTTTGCCCTCACTCCTCACTCTTTCGTTACCACTCTTGCGAACAACAAACATAGCGTTAGATAAATTCAACTGGTTAGTGTGTTTAGTTACCAACCCAGTTTTATAATCCTGAACAGAAAAACATTTCTTATGTAGATTATAATAAACTCTTACTCTATCTGTTTTGCTCATCTTTCATACTCCAATCCAAATTCAATATATTTATTAGCATCATCTCCACCACTACCTACAATGCCTTTAACATTTAAATAAGTATCTTTTGTGCTATCTTCCCAATCCTTATCCAAAAGAATAAAATCTATTCTTGTGTCTTGTGGATAGTCTGAAAGTTTTTTTATCAATTCTTTTATATCCATTATTCATACTCCACTTCTACAATGTAACCATTGTTCCCTAGTATTTCTAAAGCAGTTTCTACATCATCTCCAACCAATACTTTATCATTGAATGTGTCGTCAATATAGATTTTAAAACTTTTTATTTTAATTATTTGAGTTTTTTTATTTTCATCTTCAAGCAAAGACAATTTAATTTCTTTTACTTCAAAATTGTCTGCTCTTTCTTGACAATCTTCTTCTCTATGAGAATTATGTTCTTCTAACCATTTCTCAAAGTTATCAGTAACTCCCTCAAAAGTTTTAGGGTTATTTTCATCTCCCTTGTAATGTATGCTATATAGTTTCATCTGTATTTTCCCCTTTCGTTAAACTAGATACCTATCACTAATCAAAACGCTTGTCAAATTCTGTTTCACAATAAAGAGTTATTATGTTTTCAAGTTTACCTACAGAAATAACTTTGCCATTCTTTTCTAACCAATAAGATAAATCTGCTATTGTCATACTCGAACACTCGTCATACAACTGGTCGTAAACTTTGCTATTTCCATTATGTGACATTATTTGTCTCCCCCATTTTAAATTGACATTCTTCTATGTGTGTTTTCATTTCTTCAAAATATTTTATAAGTGACAAAGTTTTTTTAAGTGTAGATTTTTCGTTGACAACATCTTCATCTTTTTCGTTACCCTTGTAACCCCAACTATCTATGAACTCATGACATTTATCTTCCCTATAATATAATCCATCTAGGATAAGATCAATCTCTTGTAGATTAAAACCCTCTGTTGTATCTAGTGTTCCCAAGTTATCTATGTAGACACGAATACATTTTGATTTGCTGATTGGTTGACCTCTTTGATATTTTCTCCAATCTTCTCCATCGACAAGATATTGTCCACGCTTTCTTAACTTATACTTTTTCTTATTTAGATAGTATTCTAATCTGTCAACAAACCCTCTACCAAAATCATTATTAGGTATGTTGCTAAATACATATTTATGTTCATTAAATATCTTTTCTAAATAGTTTACTTTTTTTTGTAACTCTACATTTTGTGTTTCTAATTTAGCGGTGTAATCAACATACTCCTGATCTTTATTATCAGCGTTTTCTTCGTCTTTTCCTATCTGGTTAAGCAAGTCATCTATGTGATAGTCTTTTGATTTAATTGTTTCGTTAAGTATGCTACAAGTCCGTTCAAGATTTTCAACTCTTGATTTATAAACTTTCAAATCATGTTTGTAATCTTCTGGAATGTTATTGTTTTTTTCATCTAGTAGTGTAGTAAGTTTAAGATTTTTATCTCTTAATTTTTTAATAATGTTATCCGCTTGTTCGCCTACACTAACTAACTTACATTCATAATAGTTTTCATTTACTTTCATTTTTATTTTCCCCTTTTAAAATAAATTTAATTACTTCGTTAGTCCAACCATTACCAAGTATCTTATATGCCTGACTATTACTAACTGATTTACAATAGTCATCTGGTAATGTTTGCAACCGACAACATTCTTTTACAGACAATTTTCTCCATTGTAAAGAATTATTTTCATACGCATCTGGATAACGACCAACTGGTAGTGGTGAAACAACTGCATCTTTGGTTATTGTAGATAGACAACGAGATTTATCTTTGTTTGAAACTTCTAATGTTTGTGTTATTGGAATTGACAAATCGTTATCTTTGCGTATGCCTTGTTTGTCTAGTCTACGACCAGTAATTGACGCTGATTTACAAAGTATCTTTGGTTCACGATTACCACCACCACAAGTATTTAATGTTGGTGACTTTCCTTCAACTGAATAGACACGCTTGAGTATATCATGTCCATTTAGATCAGCAATTCCAACTTGTTTGCAACCATCTCCGAACACTAATTGTCTGCGTGACTTTTCAAAATAAGACTTTAAATTACCACCTTTCCAATAGTTAGCATCTAAACAATAAGACTTCTCCCTATCTACACAACCACACTCAACTATATCTTTAAGTTTAATACCTCTATCTTCAGGTATCTTAAAATCAAAATCCGTGATATACATTCGCACCCTATTCTGTGCTGACACGATAGATGAATTAATAATGTGTAATTTTAAGTTTGGGTTAATCTCTTGTAATGTGTTGACAATAATATCTTGCCACTCTTTTTTCATTCTTACATTTTCAAATAATAACTTCATTTGGGGGAAGCGTTCATAATGGTATTTGTATATCTTGACAAATTCAAAAAATAATTTTGATTGCGGGTGTTCAAAGTTCAACCCTTTACCCGCAACTGAAAAACCCTGACAGGGTGAACCACAAAGCATAACATCTATCTTTAATGTTCGTGTATTGTGAAGTGCATTACAAATGTCACCTATGTGAATTACATCTTTATGATTATCTTTAGCTACCTTGATAGCAAACTTATCTACTTCTGAACTAAACCAGTTATCTACTGGTAGTCCTAACTCTTTTACTGCTTGGCGACCTATCTCACCACCACTACATAAATTTAACCAATTCATTCACTATTCTCCTCTATTTTAAGTTCACCATGTAGATAAATACCATAGTCATAACCTTGTTTGTAGTAATGACTACCTTGCCTTTCATCTCGTTCCCCATGTAACAATCCATCTTCTACACCATCTTTAAATGGTTTGATAACATTGTGTTGTAATTGCCTTGAAAATTCGTTCATATCCATTATCCAATCTCCACTTTACAATTAGGGTTTTCTTTTTTTAGTATAGATAGAGCATCTTTTAACATTGCTTCTGCATCTATATGTAACTTTGTATCGTCTTCCTCATCTATTCTAAAATATATTTTTACTTTTGGTCTAGCATATCTATCCATCATTTATCCCCCTTTGTTAAATATGGTTTTAACCATTCTTGTATTTTTGGTAACTTCTTTAGTGGATCTAATTTCATTTCGTGTAGTTCTTCATCTGCTCTACATTTGTTAAGTGTTTTTAAATCCATCTGCTTTGCGATTGTATAGAAATGAAACCCACAATCGTAGCACTCACCACTTTCGTATTGAAATGGTTTATGATCTGTATATGCACTCATAATACCATTACAATTAGGACACTCTGTGTCAAAACTATGCCCACTCATTGTCTATACTCCTTTATTTGTTCAATGATTACATCATTGTAACCCTTGTCTTTCCATTCGTCTGCATCTCGCTTGGCATCTTTATAGTTTATATAGTAGTCATCAACACCACCAACCCAAACTATATATCGCCAACCATTTTTGTAGTCGTTATCTATCTTCATTATTCATTCCTCTCTATAAATAAAAAACCACTTCCGTTTCCTTCTTCATCTTGAGAAACAGAAATTTTTAATTCTGGTTCACCACTAGAATTTCCTTTTGTTAAAACAAAAACTGGAAATTGATCATCTGTATAACCATCATCAACTTCACTATTATCTTCAATTTTAAATTCTTTAATAGTATAACCGACTAATTGACCATAATATTTTTTTGCCCAATCTTCCCATTTTTTATATTTTGGTAACATAATATTTCCCCTTTCATTAAAAATATTTATTACAGGGAAACTTATACAACTAATTAAAATAACTTGTCAACTAAAAAAAAAGGTAACCCTAAAGTTACCCTTTTTCTTGGAGGAAAATAAAAATGCACTTAACTTGTGCTTTCCTTATATTGCTTGACATTCACAGAATATTTTTGACTTAACTTATCTAGTTTAGTCTTGTTATTCTTTTGCCATTCAATACAAGCTTTTTGTGTCTTGGCGACAAAACAAGTTATCCACTTACGATAATCTATTCTGTTTCCATTTTTGACAAATTCTTTACTTTCTAATCCTATTCTTACTGCTGACAATTTTGCGTAAACTATCCAGTTACCATCTTGGCGTTGTTCAATCTCTACTTGTGCTTGTTCCATTGTTTTCCTCGTAAACTTGTTTTAAATCGTCAAGATATAACTTAACAGAAGTCCGTATTAAGTCAGCAACGCTTATCTGTTGATTAAAGCGTTCTGTTTCTTTAACTGAATATTCTTTTAATTCTTTGTGATCCTTCTTTTCTATTGTCAAATTGTATGACATTGTTTCAGAAAGTATTTTGTTTGGTCTAGTCATAATTATTTATACTCCGTGTCAATCTGTATGTAAAGTATTTTATTATTTATTTTTAAATTAATCCTAGTGGGGTATATCACCCAACGGGTTTCACACACATACCATAGATTAAAAATTGTGTCAAATTATTTATTTTGTTGACAATAAAATTTATCCGTGATTATAATGCTGACAAATATAGAAAGGGAAAATTTATGCGAGTAGCTGAATTAATTAAAGAACTTAAAAAGTGTAAACCAGATGCACGACTAAATATATTTATACCTTACGAAGTAGGGGAAGATGATAAAAGGGATATATTTGTTAGTGATTTTAAAATTGTTGAACAGAACAAACAAGAAGTTGAAATCTATTCAAACGAAGATTTAAAACCTTATTACGAAAAACATCTGGGTAAAAATGACAAACCCTAGTTGGATAAAAAACTATGTGGGAACTTTACATATTGTATCTTACGGGCGTTATCGTGGGGATTGTCCTGTATGTCATAGGACAAATACCTTTAGCGTAACTGATACAGGATTTGAAAGACTTTGGAATTGTTTTCATGTTGATTGTAACACTAAAGGATCAACTGGTGTGCAACTGACAAAAGAGAACTCAAAAGTCGCATTTAAAGAACACATAGAAAAAGAAGAAAAGAAAGAAGCAAGTGAGTTTGTTTTACCTGACACATTTGTTTCTTTATCTCGTAATATTAATGCAGAAAATTATGTAAAAGAAGTAAACTCTTACGACGCTTATTTGTCTGGACTGGCTGACATTCGGTATGACTTCCAACAAGATCGTGTTGTCTTTCTTGTCAAAAGTCTTAGTAATGGAAGGGTAGTTGATGCAACTGGTAGGAGTTTAAATAACAGGAAACCGAAATGGAGAAGATATGGAAATAGCAGAAATCCTTTTTTATCTGGAAACGGATTTTGTGGAATTATTGTCGAAGATTGTCCTAGTGCTTGCAGTATTAGTCACCTTGCACACGGAATAAGTTTGATGGGAACATCTTTATTAGATGAACACATTGAAATTATAAAAAAATTTAAAAAAGTTTATGTAGCACTTGACAAAGATGCTACAAGTAAGGCAATATCGTTAATAAGAAAATTACGGAACTATGTTCCAACTAAATTAATTGTTTTGAACAAGGATTTGAAAGATATGAATAGAGGGGAAAGAGATGAGTTTATCAAACGGTATATCAATTGACCGACAAGTTTTAGGTTACTGCCTTAACATTGACTTCTTTGCAAAAGTTAAAAACAAAATTGACAGAGAAATGTTTGACGCAGAACTGCGTGACATATTTGACACGCTAGTTTATTCACACACAAAATACAACCGAACTTTATCTGTTTCAGAATTGCAAGGAATCTTTAATGACAGAAACCCTGCAATGCCTGATTCAAGTAGAAAACGGATTCAAGAAATTATATCACAACTGGTTGTTGTAGAATCTTGTGATGATATTCATTTAGATCTGGTTAATAACTTGTGGTTGCGTGACAAAGCCAGACAGATAGGCGAGAAAGCACTAGAAATATTTACAGGTGAAAATGACGAGTTTGGTGAGTTAAGAAAATTAATTGATGTGGTAGAAGATGGTAGAATAGGGGATAAGACAACTTATACTATTGTTGACAAGAACCTAGATGAGTTGTTGACAGAAGAAGCGGGGGATAATGACTTTCCGTTTCAGTTTCATTTAATCAACGAACACATTAAAGGACTAGATAGAGGAAACTTGGGTATTATATTTGCACGACCAGAAGTAGGTAAAACTACCTTTTGTTGTTTTATTGCATCTTCATATATTAAGCAAGGTTTCCAAGTTGTTTACTGGGCAAACGAAGAACCCGCCAGTAGAATTAAGTTACGAATAATACAATCTTATTTTGAATTGACTAAAGATGAGATGATAGAAAAAAGATTTGATTTGCTAGATAGATACAGAAAAGAAATAGAACCTTATTTGGTTATAATGGATTCGGTGGGAACATCTATAGAAGAAGTTGATGAGTATGCTAAACTAAACAAACCAGACATTATGTTTTGTGATCAGCTTGACAAATTCAGAATCAAGGGCGAATACAATCGTGGAGATGAACGATTGAAGGAAACCTATGTTACTGCAAGAGAGATAGCCAAACGAAATGATTGCTTGGTTTGGGCAGTCAGTCAGGCGAGTTACGATGCTCACGACAGACAATTTATAGATTACGCTATGCTTGACAATTCCAAGACAGGAAAGGCAGGGGAAGCTGATGTTATAATTGGTATAGGTAAGACAGGATCAAGTGAGGTTGACAATGTTGTGCGACACATTTGTGTTTCAAAAAATAAAGTGAATGGGTGGCACGGAATGATTAATGTTCAAATAGATGTGCAGAAAGGGGTGTATTACTAATGTATAAATATGAACACAAAGAGAAATGTGAAGTATGTTGGCAGCAATTTATTTTTACAAAAATGTTTTGGATTAAACAAAAGTTATGTTGTTTTTATTGTTCAATGGAGAAATTAAAAAATGAATATCCTAACACTAGACGTTGAGACAACTCACAGAGATAAAGTATCGGGCGGAACTACTGCGTTGCCTTACTTTAATAATCGTTTGGTATCAATAGGTTGGAAGTGGCTCTTAAACAAAGAAGTTAATTACAAATTTTTTTATCACAAGGATAGTGAATACAACTACGATTCAAATACGGCAAAACTAATACAAGATGATCTGGACAAGGCTGATGTTCTTGTCGGACAAAATATAAAATTTGATTTGACTTGGTTGCGTGCGTGTGGGTTTGAATATAAGGGAGAAATTTATGATACGATGGTTGCGGAATATATTAGGGCGAAAGGAAGGCGTTGGTCTTTGGCACTTGCTTCTCTTGCAAAACGCTATAACGTTACCCAAAAGGAGACGGACTTGGTTTCGCCGTATCTTAAAGAAGGAAAAACGTTTTACGAAATTCCATCAGAAATAGTAGAGGAATATGGTAAAGCAGATGTAATTGCAACAGAACAAGTTGCATTAAAACAATTAGAAGCTTTTGGCTTAACATTTGGGGATTTATATGAAAGAGACACTTAAACTATCATTTGAGATGGTAAACACACTATCTAGGGTAGAAACAAACGGATTAAAAATAAACTTGAATACTTTAGATCAGATAGAAAAAGAATACGAAACAGAAATGCTTTCGTTGGAAAAGAAGTTAAGTGAACTGGCAAAGAAAGCTATGGGGGATACTCCTATTAATCTTGCCAGTCCTGACGACAAGAGTGTTCTTTTGTATTCAAGGAAAGTAAAAGATAAAAATCTTTGGTCAATTACATTTAATCTTGGTCATGAGATGAGGGGCAACACAATAAAACCAAAGATGAGAACCCGTATGAAACACACAGATTTTGTAAGACATGTTCGCAACATGACTGATATAGTTTACAAAACAATTGGGAATCAATGTAAGGAATGTTTTGGAACAGGTAGAATTACTTTAAAAAGAAAAGATGGTTCTATGGGGAAAGCAAAGCGTGTTTGTAAAACCTGTTTAGGTAAGGGTGTAGTTTACACTTCAACAGGAGAAGTTGCAGGGTTTAAGATAATACCTCGAACGGTGCGAGATACGGCATCAGCAGGATTCAAAACAGATAAGACAACTCTTGAGGATAGACTGCCCGAGTTAGAAGGGGATGCTCGTGAGTTTTGTTCGGCGTATTCACGATACAATGCGTTGCGAACATATCTATCAACTTTTGTAGAGGGGATGAAGAACAACGTTGATGACGATGGTTTTATTCACCCAGAGTTTATGCAATGTGTAACGGCAACTGGTCGTCTATCTAGTCGCAACCCAAACTTTCAGAATATGCCACGAGGTTCAACATTTGCTATACGAAAAGTTGTAGAAAGTAGATTTGATGGGGGTTTTATACTTGAGGGGGATTATTCTCAATTAGAATTTAGGGTAGCGGGGTTCTTATCTAAAGACCCACAAGTTTATAAAGATGTTCTTGAAGGCACAGACGTTCATAGCTATACTGCGTCTGTTATAGGATGTAGCCGACAAGAAGCAAAAGCACACACGTTTAAACCTTTGTATGGGGGTGTTAGTGGCACACGAAGTCAACAACAATACTACCAAAGATTTAAAGAAAAGTATGAGAAAGTGACGGATTGGCACAAAGAACTTGAGAAACAAGCAGTAACAAATAAAGTAGTTAAATTACCATCAGGAAGAGAGTATTCTTTCCCAGATGCTAGATGGACAGAGTGGGGTTCAGCAACGAACAGAACTGCCATTTGTAACTATCCTGTTCAAGGTTTTGCAACTGCTGATTTATTACCCATTGCATTAGTTAAGTTGGACAAGGCAATGAGAAATATGAAATCAAAAATTTGTAATACCGTTCACGATTCTATTGTGATTGATGTTCACCCAGACGAAAAAGATCAATGTATTCAGATACTTAAAGACTCTATGCTATGTTTACCAACGGAGACAAAACGCAGGTATGGAGTTGAGTATGATATGCCAGTTGGTATAGAATTAAAAATAGGTAAGAATTGGCTTGACTTATTAGAAGTTAATTCGTAGTCTCTAATTACATTAACCTTAAATAAACAGAAAAGGAAAAATTTATGGATAATAATTTACAAACTATAGACACTGAAATGAATCAAATTGTTGATGCTTTTAGTGCGGATAATACTGAAGCTCTAATGGAGATGACTGGTCAAGGCAGTAGCTCTGGTAGGCGTGAAGGATTATCACGAATAAATATAAATTACGACACCGAGACTGAAGATGGTGTAACCTTAACACGAGGAGATTGGAAAGTATTTGTTGACGGCGAGTATTTATACGCCAAAGAAATCAACTTCCGACCAATCTTACGAACGTTTGAATGGAGTATGTTCGATGCTGACGAAGGTGCATTTTCTTGTAAGTCTGTACAGAAACCAACTATGTCGGGGGATTTTCCTGATACAGAAGGTGGAAGTAAGTGTGGAAGATTGTCTGGAGAAGAAGAAGAAAAATTGAAAGATGATGATCCCTTGAGGTTAAAATCACGTTCTGCGGTTTGCAACCAAGTAATATATGGTATGGTTAGTGGCTCTTTTAAAAAGGGTAACAAAGAAAATGTCGAGCTTACAAATCATCCAGTAGTTGCATACTTTAAGCGTTCAGGGTTTATACCCATGAGTAATTTTATTAATAGCTTAACCAAGCAAAAAAAGATTATGCAAAAGGTTTGGATTAAGTTAGCAACAAGCAAGCAAAAGAAAGGATCAGTTACGTATTGGATTCCAGTTCCTACTCTTTCTTCTGAATGTGAAATAACAGATGATGATAAGGCGTTAATGAAAAAGTTTGCCGAAACTGTTAAGGCTCATAACGAGAACATTATGAATCAATACAGAGAAGCAACTAAACTAAAATCTCCCGCAGGAGATGATGACTTGGCAGGCGATTTCAATAATGCTGCTAACGCTTAAAATCCAAGACTATATGGAACGGGCAAGTAGGGGGGAAGTTAATATTCCCCCTGAAGCAACCAAAGACTTTGCTGATTCCTGCACAGAGTCCGTTCTTATTCAACTTAATAAAACTAAAGAATACAAAATACGTATGTCTGGGTTAGGTAGACCCATTTGTCAGCAACTCCTTGAACGTCAAGGTATTAAGCAAGAAACAGAATACAATCTTTTGTTCAGGTTTTTGTTCGGGGATATTGTTGAATCTATAGCCGTTCTTATTTTAGAACGGGCAGGAGTTGATGTTGTTGCAAAACAAAAAGCAGTTAAATTAAACATTGAAGGAACAGAAGTTACGGGAACACTTGATTTAATTATAAGAGATGAACTAGGACAAGAGAAAGTTTGGGATATTAAATCAGCAAGTGACTGGGCATTTAAATATAAGTATACGGGGTATGGTGGTTACAATAAAATAAAAGAAGATGATCCGTTTGGATACATCATGCAAGGTCATTTGTATGGCGAAGCAACGGGATTGCCGTTTGGCGGGTGGATAGCAATTAATAAGTCTAGTGGCGAAGTAGCAGTTGTTGAAGCACCAGAATGGCAAGATGAAGACAGAAAAGAATATTTAGAAGATGCAAAGAAAAGAATAAAGATATTAACTAATCCTGATAAGGAGTTTGTTGTTCCTTACAAAGATGTATTTGAAACTTACAGAGATAAAGGGGAAGATGTCAGAACAGGAAATAAATTATTACCTAAACCTTGTAATATGTGTGGGTTTAAAAAGTATTGTTGGAAAGATGCCGTGTTACACAACAAAGTAACATCACGAGCAAAGCACCCACCTCAAGCGTGGTATTCAAGATTAAAAAAGAAAGTAGTATAGATGTCAATTATATACTCACATAGTTATTTGATAGAACTGATGGAACACAATGAAACTTTGTACCACGTCTATATAGAATCCCACCGTGAAGCGGGGGGCGGTAGAGATGTCGTTTTCTTACGTCAACATGAAAGAGGTATTCCCCTTACTCTTCGTGAAAACTTTTCAGAAAACGGCACTCTCACTTCAGCCACTGAACAACGGGATATAGTAAGAATAGAAAATGAATTTCAAGCAATTAGTCAAGCTTTGAGTTACGGAAAGATGATATGCCTACCGATGTACCACCTAACAAAAGAACTTATTACAATAGAAAAACAATCTATAAGACTAGCAGGATACATAAACACAAGAATGGAATCTTTAAACTTACGGATGAAATTAAAGAAATGAAAAGAGTAAAATACAGATCAAAGTTTGAATTGGAGTTAGCAAAAGTGTTGGCTAACAACAAAGTAAAATTTGAATACGAATCAAAAAAATTCCTTTACGTTCCTAAAGTAAGAACATACACTCCAGATTTTTATTTACCCGATACAGATATATTTATTGAAGCAAAAGGGCATCTTGATAAGGCAGATAGAGTAAAGATGGTTCTTGTAAAAGATCAACACAAAGATTTGGATATTCGTTTTGTATTTATGAACGCACGTAACAGAATATATAGAGGAAGTAAAACAACTTACGCTGATTGGTGTAACAGATACGATTTTACGTGGGCAGAGGGAACAATACCTATGGAGTGGTTTAAAAATGGATGAAGAAGAAATTAAAAAAAAGATGAGACAATTTGACTTAAAGAAAGGTCACTATTATATTATTTTGACAGACATGGAAGATGGTAAATTTGAAATGGTAGCCTACGATACAACAAATACAAATTACAGAAATGAGATGGATCACTCTGTAGCATCAGTTATGCACGAAGGACTCGTAGGGTTGTTGCAAACAAAAGGAGAAGATCTGTATAATTTTGGTATGTCTGAATTGGCGTTTAAATATACAACTGGCAGGTTGTTTAATGAGATGAAAGATAATACACACCAAACAAAACCAAAATATAGAGATAATGTAATTGAAGTTGATTTTGGTAAAGATTAATGATATGAAATACAGAGAAATGATAAGGCAAAGAATTAGTGAGGTATATGAGAATATGAAAAATGAAGAAAATATTCCGCCCAAATATTTAACGGGCAAAGGTAAGGCTGATATGGTAAATCACCCGCCACATTATAACAACGCTACTATCGAGACTATCGAAGCTATTGAATCTGCAACGGGGGCGGGATTTGAATATTATTTGCAGGGCAACATATTAAAATACTTGTGGAGATATAGATATAAAAATGGGGCAGAAGATTTAAAGAAAGCACGATGGTATCTTGATAGACTTATAAATATAAAAGAAAGGAATAGTAATGAGTAGTAATAGTTTACCTACATCGTATCAACAATTTATACATAAATCGAGATACGCAAGATGGATTGACGCAGAAAATCGCAGAGAAAATTGGGATGAAACTGTAAATAGATATGTTTCTTTTATGGAGAAATCTTTAAAAGAAAAGCACGATTATAAAATATCAAAAGCCGACAAGGATATAATTACAGAATATATAACTAATCTATCTGTAATGCCTTCTATGAGGGCAATGATGACGGCAGGAGAAGCACTTGAAAGAGATAATGTGTGTGGTTATAATTGTAGCTATCTTCCTGTAGATAGTCCACGTTCATTTGATGAAGCCATGTATATACTTATGTGTGGAACAGGTGTGGGGTTTTCTGTAGAACGAGAAAACATAGATAAACTACCTGTAATTAGTGAGTGTATGCAAAAGTCTGATGTTGTTATTGTTGTTGACGATAGTAAAGTAGGTTGGGCAAAGGCATACAGAGAATTGGTTGCACTACTCTATTCAGGGATGATTCCATCTTGGGATGTGTCCAAGATTAGACCTGCGGGTGCAAGATTAAAAGTTATGGGGGGTAGAGCATCAGGGGCAGACCCATTGGTTAATTTATTTGAGTTTACTGTTCGTAAGTTTAAAAAGGCAAGAGGTCGCAAACTTTATTGTGTAGAGTGCCACGACATTATGTGCAAAATTGGCGAGGTTGTTGTTGTTGGTGGTGTGAGAAGATCAGCGTTGATTAGTCTATCTAATCTAGGAGATGATCAAATGAGACACGCTAAAGCAGGAGAATGGTGGAACGCAAATGGACAAAGAGCATTAGCAAACAACTCTATTGCGTATAAAGGCAAGCCAGACATGGATACTTACATGAGAGAATGGTTAGCTTTGTATGAGTCAAAGTCTGGGGAACGGGGTATGTTTAACAGGCAGGCTGCTGACAAACAGGTCGCAAAGAATGGTAGGAGAGAAGTTGGACACATGTGGGGAACAAATCCATGTTCAGAGATTATACTTCGACCTTATCAGTTTTGTAATCTGTCAGAGGTTGTAGTTAGACAGACAGATGATTTACAAACCTTACGTAGCAAAGTAAGAGTTGCAACAATACTAGGAACATTCCAGTCTACCTTAACAGATCTTAAATATTTACGAAAAATATGGAAAAACAACACAGAAGAAGAAAGGTTACTTGGTGTTTCCTTGACAGGTATTATGGATCATGGTATTCTATCTAGGACAGTAGATTCTAAAATTTGGCTACAAGAAATGAGACAGGTTGCAATAGATACAAATAAACAATACGCAAAGGCAATAGGTATACCACAATCAACGGCAATTACTTGTGTTAAGCCTAGTGGAACAGTATCACAACTTGTAGATGCGTCTTCTGGTATTCACGCAAGACACAACGATTTTTACGTAAGAACTGTGAGGGGGGATAACAAAGATCCGCTAACAGAGTTTATGAAAAAGGAAGGTGTTCCTAATGAACCAGATATTACTAAACCAGATAGTGTAACTGTTTTTTCTTTTCCGATGCAATCTCCAAGCGGTGCAATTACTCGAACTGAAATGAGTGCAATTGAACAACTTGAGTTGTGGAAATTATATGCAGACTTGTGGTGTGAACACAAGCCATCTGTTACTATCTCTGTAAAAGAGAAAGAGTGGATGGAAGTGGGTGCTTGGATGTACAGGAATTTTGATATAGCTTCAGGGGTTTCCTTTCTACCCTTTAGTGATCATACGTACAAACAAGCACCATACCAAGATATAGATGTTGATGAATATAATGAGTGGAAGAATATTGTTCCCCCGACTTTAGATTGGGATAAGTTTTCTTCTTACGAAAAAGAGGATAATACAAGTGGATCTCGAGAACTTGCGTGTACTGCAGATGCCTGTGAAGTTGTGGACTTGAGTGCATCGTAAATGATTATTGAGATACCGATTAGTGACGAACACATGCTCCGTGCGAGGGAAAAGGCTTCCCAGATGGGCATCCTTCAGGGAAGTATTACAGGTGGCTCTAGTAACGTTGTAGGGGCGATAGGAGAGGTGATTGTTGCTGATAGTATTAAGGCGAAAGAAGTTAACACATATCATTACGATTTAGTTAAAGAAGGTAAACGGATAGATGTTAAAACAAAACGTTGCAACACAAAACCTATGCCTAATTATGATTGTTCTGTAGCGTTACACGGAACGGAACAAGATTGTGATGCGTATGTGTTTGTTCGCTTATTGTGTGATTTACGTAAAGCTTGGATTCTTGGGGGGATTTCTAAAGCAGACTTTTACAATAAAGCTACTTTGTATAGGAAGGGTCAAGTTGATTCTGATAATGGATTTGTTTTTAAGGCGGATTGTTATAATTTAAAAATAGGTGAATTGGATTCAGTTTATGAAATTAAGTAAAGTCAAAGCGAAATTATTTTCAATAGAAGCCTATCTGAATAAGGATGGTAATGTTGAGATGAATTATGAAGCAGTCAAACCCGAAGATTTAGAAAAAGAGTTAAACTCGGGATTACCTATGTATACAGGCACGAGTCAGGTTGCATCACTTCTTAGATATTTACGAAAGTGTGGAGATGATATAATGAGTGGGTCACGTAATTACATTTAGTATTTTACTTTACCACCTTTTTTCATACCCATGTCGTATCGTTTTTTATCAGTCATTGTTCCCATTGGGTTTTGCATACCCGCAGAGCCGACTGTCATTCTTCTGTTTTGTTGAGCAAGTCCACCCATTTGCATAGGTTTTCTCCACGCCATTCCCCCACCGTACATTTTAGCAGGGCGTTGTCCGTTGTTATACATTTTCATTAGTTTTTCTCCTTTTTAACTTTTTACGGCACTTAATGGTTGAGTTATGTATTCTCTTTCAATAGGTTGTGGCTTTCTACCTTTAAATAGGTGTTTAAACGAATCAAACGAAAATTCCTTTTGTTGCATACGTGCAGCCATAATGTCGTCTTGAGGTAAAAACTGTGGAGCTTTTAAACCAAGTCTTGTAAACTCTGTAATTACAAACTCATTTACTAATACTCCAAATGTTTTTACTCTATCTGGTGATACTGCTCTAGGGTTTTTAAGCATGTCAAGCATTATGCTTGCTGCTTCCTTACTTTGAGCCGCTAGATTCATTATTTGAATATTTTTTGACATTGCTAATCTAACACCCATTTCACCCGCAACATAAGTTGGACTAACCATTCCTCTTGCTAAGTTAAAGGCACGACTAATTAATTCGTTAGGAGATATAGATCTTACATTTCCTTGTAAATCATATCTTGCAAGAGATGATCCTTGTGCAAATTCCATGTATCGAGCTATGTCTTGTACGTGCTGAACGTGGTCTTGTGTAAACCCAAGCTGTTTTAAAATTTGTTGAGTAGACTCTTCACTTAAATCAGATGCAAGTTGTCCTGCATTATCCATAGTCATTAAATTAAATTGATCACCATCAAAACCAGTTAAAGTTTTAGGGCTTCTTTTTAATTCTGATCTTTCTTGAAGGGCGTTCATAACATGGTACAGCATACCTTGATCAAATTCTTTTTCAAACACAAGGCGACTTGTCATAAGAGTTTCCGTATCTACGGTATCTCCTAAAGCCGCTAGTTTAGTATCAACATATTGTTCTTTAAGTGCTAACATCATACTAGGAGGTTTTTTATAAACATAATTGTTATATATCTGCATTGAATCAGAGCCAATTATTTTATCTAACTCTTTTACACCTTTTTCTTGTATACTAATTTCTTTCATTGCTTTTTCTTTAAGTAATCCCCCTGTACTATTTATATCTCTAGCTAATTTATCATACCTTTTTTGCATATCACCACTTAATTCCATTAAAGTCATAAGTTCTTTTTCTTCAGCTACAATATCACCTACATCAACTAATGTTCGAGGTTGAATTTCTCCATCTGCAGTTTTAACGTTAACAACAAAAACATCTTGTAATTTATTAATATTATCCGCCGCCGTAAAATTATAATCCGAAGCTTTAATTTTAATTCCTTCTTTAGCTTGTGCTTTTAATTTTTCTACAACGGCTTTTCGAGCTTCACCCCAATGTTCATATAAACTCATTTTAACAAGCTGACTAACAACTTTAAGTTTTTTTCTTCCTTGAGGTGTGCTTACATCAAATACAAGGGGGGGAGCATTATCTCCTCTTGCCCAAAATCTTACTAATTGTTCCATTTGGGTTTTTAATTCATCTGTTGATTTTAACGTACCTTGTAGTAGACCGTCTATGTTTTTTCCAAAACCATCGTGGAAATTTTCAGGTAGAAATCCCTTCTTGTAAGGGTATTTATACCCATCAGGGTTTTGGTCAACATAGGCAGGTCCTATTCTAGCGTTATCTAACTCATCCCCATACGAACCTTTACGTTTAGGATCAAATCTTAATGCTTGATATTGTTTTCTTGCTTGAGTAATTTTTTCGTATTTTACTTTATCTGTTTTTAATAAAGTATCTATTTTATTTGCGTATTCGTTGTATTTATTACTTAACGAGGGATTAGAGTTTTCTAGTCTTCTTGCAACTCCCATAAAATGTCTTCTCATTTCTTCTAATTCAAAAGGTTTACCTTGAAATGGTTTTAAAGTTGAACCTTCTTGTCTACTTAAATGTAAAGCAATATCTAAGTAAGTTGCACTTTCACCTAAAAAATCATCAGGAAAGTTTTTTAAAGTTGCAGGACTTGTATGATAAGTTACTAACTCAGCCCACTCTTTTCCGTCTAATCCTAAATCTTTTATTATTGCTCTTTTAGCCATAGCGTCAAAAGCTTGTCTGGCGTACCTTCCTGATTTACCTTTAAAAAATTCTCCGTCTGCTCCAAATTTACTTCTTAATATGTTTGAATCTAAATTTTCTTTTTTATCTAGCATATCATCAACCAAAGAAGTCAAATCATATTCACCTTCCATATCATCAATAGGTTTATAAATAAGTCTGCTTTGATTTTGTAAATTATCTTCCATAACATCGTAAACATCTTCTATCCACCGCCCCATTCTTTTTTTGTATCCCGGTTTACCTCGAAGTGCAATTATGTTTTCTGATCTTTTATTTAATGCTTCTGTAACTTGTTCAGTTACCTTTTGATATATTTCTCTTTGTTTTTCAATATCATCTGTTGCCCCTCGTGTTACTTTAACTTCCATTTCAGCTAGTCGAGTTATTAAATTTTCGTCAAGGGGTAATTCAGGGTTACTTAACATTTTATCTTTAAAATCGTTTAACAACTTTAAGTATTCTATTTTTGTTTCGTTAACGTTTCGTTCAAATTTAATAGAAGCGTCTTTAAAATTTTCTGCAAAATCTGCTACAAGAGTTCTATCAGTAATGTCAACACCAACCTCTTCTTTTAACATTATTTTTAAATTTTCCATAGCTTCCGTAGCCGCAGCCATTGCGTTTTCTGATTGTAATTGGTACTCAATTGCTTCATCAAGATTTTTTCCATTCGCACTAAGTTTTACAGCAGCTCTACGTTCTAGGGCTATTAGAGGAGCTAACCCTGTTACATGAGAAAATTGTAAAGAAAAAAGTTTTCTAGCTTTTTCTTTTTTTTCTGGGTCTTTAAAATGGTTTAATATTCTTGTTCTTAATTGTTGGTATTCATTAATTGATTGCCACACTAATTCTCTTTTATCAGGAGATAAATCTTTTATAATTTCTGCAATTTTTTCTATTGCTAATCTTTGTTTTCCTGTAAGGGCTTCTCCCATTTCATCTCGTAAAGTATCAAACCGTCTGTCAATAAAAGCACCTTTAGGAATAAAAGGAAGAGCTTCTATGGTGGCTGCAAAATTACTTACTGCTCCGCCTGTCCACCTGTTGACCCACCCTGCAGGAATACCTATTCCTTTTCTTATTAAGAATTGGGGTGCTTGAATTGCTGTAGACATAGCTCCAAAAAACTCTCCTGCATCTGTGCTAAAACCAAAATAATTTGCTATTTCGTATCCAAACCCTTGCCCTAATCCCATAACTATTTCATCTTTCATTACAGTTTTAACAAAAGTTTTACGAGCATACGGAAAAATGTATTTTGCTTTTTGGGATTGTATATTTTCAATTTTTGAATTAATTAAATCTCGTTCTCTTCTAAGTAACGACGTATTGTTTAGTTGATTTTTTAAATCATCTATTTGTTTGTCCATTAATTCTAAAGTATTTTTTCTATTTAAATCTATTTGGTGAGCAGCAACTGCTCCTCTCGCTTTAAATTTTCTACCGAGAGTTGCTATAGTTTGATGATACGCTTTAGTAAAAGCATTTGTAGCGTTGTCTATTTTAGAAACTCGTAAAACTTCTATCGGGCTAAGATTTTTGTATCTTGTTGGGTTGCTAGTTTTAAGGTCAGTAATATCTTGCATTTGTAATTGACCTTTTTTTACTTTTAATTTTGCAAGTAGCCCACCAAACCCTACGTTTTCTATAATCATTGCTGCAAATCTTTGAGCAAGTGGTAATTCTTGAAATCCTAATCTGTACAACTCTTCTCCCACTTCTGTACTAATTATAGGCATATCAATAACTTTTCCTTCTGGATTTTTAATTGTATAAAATTCGTTGTATTGATCAATGCCGTGTCTTTCAATATATTTTTCTTTTAAATCATCGTTTATCCCTTGAGCTGCAGTTAATCCTGAAAAGACCTTTTCTACTGTAGTTTTGTACCTAGAATAAAACTCTGCCATTCCTGCTTGTCTTGATTCCCAAGACTTTTCAAATGTTTCGTCTTCTACTTCACCAAAAAAATATTTTTGCACATCCTCTGGTAAATCGAAGGCATCTTTTGTAGCCCCCGCAAGATTATATGCCATATTTAAAAGAACAGGTAGTAAAGTTATACCTCTGCCTGATTGGGCAAATCTACGAGACATTTCTGTGTAAAAATTTCCTGTGCTAAAATAATCAACAATAAGTTGTTGCACATCTGTATCAACAACGTAAGGTTCATTAGTAGCAGGATTATTTTTTCGTAAAGCATTTAAAACTAACAATCTTCCTTCAGCGTATGCCTTTAAAGACTCTGAATGTTGTTCAGGTATTGGTTGTAAACGTGGGTCTATACTAACTTCTTTTTTTCGTACTCCCCCTATTGTTACTTCTTTATCTACGTTTTTCGCCTGATTAACTTGAGATTCAAGATAAAGTAAAGATTTAGCATCCCCTTGATTTGCTTTTTCTCTAATAATAGGATTTATTTCTTTGTTATTTACAAAATTAATTTCTCCTGACAAAACTTTGTCTAAAGTTATAGTTTGGTCTTCTTTTTGTAACGCAAGATCTTTTTTAACTATATTTTTAAGGTTAGGATCAGAAAGATTAGCAGTAGGGAGTTCAGAGGGGTCAACGTTAACATTAACTTCAACTTCATTATCTGCATTGGTTGTAGTTGTATCAGAACTATCTTCATAGTATCCTGCGTACTGTGAAGATAACGGATTTTTATCTTCTGTAGTTGTATCTGTTGTAGTTGTATCTGTTGTAGTTGTATCTGTTTCAACTACTTTTTTTTCAGGTTCTACAACAACGTTTTTTTCAGTTTCGTTGTTTTCATTTTCAGTGTTTATCATGTCTTTAGATAATATTTCCATTATTGTGATCCTGTTATTCTTGTAAAACTGCCATCTTTATTTTTTTTGTATTTTCCCGGAAGGCGGTTATTATCTTTTCCTCTTAATAACCAACCAGTCTTTCCGTTGCCCCCTACAACAACTCCTTTAACTGTTTCGTTGCCCCCCATAACATTTTCTTTTACTTTTTTTAATTCATCAGATGTTAGTTTTTTCCAACCTGATTCATTGTTACTTTGGTTATTAGTTTGGTTGTTTTGAACTTGATTATTATTTAAATTAATATCATTAGCGTAATCAAACGTATTGCTATTGTTTTGGGCTTCAAGATCGTTACTTTTTGAAATTAATTTACTCATTTCATACTGGTTGCCTGAATTTTTTCCAAAATAATATTGCTTACCGTCAGTCCCTTCTTTTACAATTATTGCTTCTCCGTCAGGAGCTGTAAAGCGATTACTTTCAAATTGTAAATTATCGTTAAATGTTATTCCTCCGCCTTCACCAGAACTTCTATTTAAAGAATTTGAAAATAAACTATTTTCTATTTGACCTAACAAATCAGTTACCACCATATCTGCCTGAAGCCATCTTCTTTCGTTAATACTTAATCCTCTGCCATATGGATTACTTGGATCATTTTTTGTAAAAATTTCTCTTACAACTTGTAATCTCTTCATCCTTCTTTGGAACTCTTCTATTACAACTTTTAAGTTATTTATAGTTTGTTCTTTACCCCCGAATACAGTATTACCTAATCTGTCTAATTGTATAGAAAAATCTTGGTTAGATAATCTTCCATTAGGATCGATTGCTCTAGCCATGTCTGCAGCAACAGATAATTTTAGTGCATCCGCCATACTAAATTTCGATAGACTACTTATAATTCCTCGTTCATATGCCGCTTTTAAAGTTGTTTCAAAAGCTTCTTTAGTGTCTTTGTTTATATCTTTTACTCCACCTTTTGTCGTTATAATATCCCATATTCCACTAACACCACCCCCTTCACTGAAAGCTCCCCCAAATGCTACGTATGCTTTTCTTAACCAGTTAGCACCAATCGCAGTATCCTTTTCTAAATCCATAATAGAATTTAATTTAAATATTGCAGTTTCTGTGTTTTCGTATGCTTTATCAAATAATGTTTTATCTATTTTAAAATCTTGTAACATAGATTCAATTTTAGACGCAGGTGTATATTTAGCAAAGCCCCCACCTTCTGCTGCTATTTCTTCAGCACTTTTTTCTGGAGTTATAAGAGGAGATACTGCCATTGCTAGTTTAAGCCTATTACCATTTACCTTTTCATATAATTTATATAAAGCCATTTTTTGAGCTTCAGTATTCATAGGGCCACTAAGAAAACCATTTTTAACAAGATTAAGAGAATTAAAACCTGTTTCTAACACTAATCGTATTTTATCTTGTGCTGCAACACTTTCTTTACCACCGTATTGAAAAGGCTCTACATACCCCGCCTTGTTTGTTTCAAATACTGCGTTTGGAAGTGTTTGTTGAAGGTAAAGAAAGTAATCAGAAGGTTTAGCATTTTTGTCTTTAAAAAAATGTTGAGATAATTTTGTTGCTGCTTTATATTCTTCAGGTGTTACAGATAAAGATAAAAATTCTAAACCATCTTTTTCCGTATTATCATCTTTATCATCAATTAAAAAAAATAAAGTATTTTCTTTTGGATCTTCTTTATTATTTTTAAATAACTTTTTATTATTTTCTAGCGTTTTACTAAGCAACGAATCTTTTAATATACCTGCCATTTTATCTAGTCTTTTAACAAGTTCAGGGCCATACTTCCCTTTATAATCTAAATGCTTTATAGCGTCTTTTAGTACTCCCTGTTTGTATTGTTTGCCAATCCAAGCATCGTGATACTCTCCTTTATTAACTTTATAAGATTGTAAAAGATGGGGTAGTATAGTCGGGTTTAGTTCATTTGCAAGCATGAGCTTTTTAAAATTATTTTCATTTCCTAAATATGTCATAACAGTATTATTCCACGCTTCTGTTCTTTTAAAAGTATCACCTAATATAGTTTTATCGTGGTAAGTTGCGTGTTCTTGAGGTAAAGGTATTTTAAATAGATTTGTTCCCTTTTTACCAAATGTTATATACCCATCATCATCGTCTGCTTCAGAAAGTGCTGTGTTTAATTGCCCTATATCAAGACTTAATCTGTCTCCCGGTGAACCAATTAAATCAATACGACCTCTTTTATCCATTTTTGATTTTGCATCTTGCAACATCTCACCTAACGCTTTAGGAACAGACCCTTCTCCTGCTGCGTTTACTTCAGCGTGTTTTTGAAAAAGAAAATCTTCTAAGTTTGCAAGACGTTGATCGTCAGCTCCTCGTGCTTCAATCTCTCGTTCAATGTTTTTTGTAAAACCGCCGACAAGTCCTTTTGCAAATGCTAATCCAAAACTCATATCTTTTCTTCCTCTGTTTCTTCTGTTGGTGGGTTCATGTTTAAAAAGTTTTCTTCAGTCTCTTCTGGTAAAGGTTCATTTCCTTGTCGTATTGCCTGATTAACACTTTCTCTTATGTACTCGAACATACGTGGGTTATTTGTTTTAATCATTCTAAAAAATGTCTTATCATCCATAACACCTTCTTGCCCTGCATCGTTGTTTTCAAACATACGATAAGGTATAGAATTTCGTTCAGCCATGTCAGCAATAACTATTGCTAAAGGAGCTTTTATAAGTAGCCCTACATCTGGGGTAAACTTACCTTCGTGAAATCCTTGAAGTATATACCCTTCTACCATTGTTTCAACAGACACTCCCGCAAAAAGTAATTTTTGCATTTCTTGTTGAGTTTTTTTGTTTTTTAATCCCCGTATGGCTTTTTCTAAGACTACCTCTGGGTCAACATCTTGTGGAGGTTTTCCCCACGCCCATTTAGAATTATCTTGTGTTAAGGAATGTCCGGGAGGTGCTACAGCAAAATCATCTTTTGCTTCAATAGAACCAACTGGCACATCTTGTTCTTCCATTTCTATTTCTATTTCTTCTGCCATACCATACCCTATTTTGTTGACGCTACTGGTCTTTTAGTTATACCCTTTACGTTTGTAGACCCAATTCCAACAGTTTGTCCTCCACCTCTTATATTTGGGGATACAGCAAACTGACTTAATAAGTTGTTCATTTGTACATTTTTACCTGTTGCTGTTAAATTTGCAAAAGCTGATTGAACATCAGGATTTGCATAAGTAGGGTTTCCAGTTGCTTGGGATGTTTGAAAAGAAGTTCTAGTTCCCCCTCTAGTTAATTGATTTAAAGGTCGAATTTTTTTGTGGCTTGCACCTTCTATTGTAGGCATTTTTTTGTAACCTTTAGGACTGTCCGCCCCACTTAAAACAGAATATGCAGTTGCACCTTTTTTTATAAAACCAAGCACATCTGATGTTAGATAATCACCTGCCGTAGTTAGACCTGCTCCTATATCAACGGTGTCTTCATACCCTATTGCTTCTGCTATAGGATCAACCCACGAAATTAATGTATCCCAAAGATTCATATTCTTATTCCTTTATTAAAATGCGTTTGCAGCCCAAGTTGCTAACCAATTTCCAACCCCTAAACCAATACTGTCTTTCTGCTCTTTATCGTAAACTTCTCTGCTGTTTGCAAACTCCATTGCCATAAGACCTATTTCGTGTTGTCTTTGCAAATTAGATTCTGACTTTGTAAAATTCCAACTTGCATTGTCTCTGTATTTTTGCCACAAAGTATTCAAAGCAGTTTGTGTAACGTTAAGTTGATTTTGAACGTTAATTCTATTTGTTTCATTTTGTAATGCCGTATCAGCAGTGTTAATTTGTCTTCTCCACTGCACGTTTGACTGATCTATTGCAAACCCCATGTTAGCATTAAATTTTTCTCGTGCATCTCTCATAGACGAATTATATTGAGCCATCGCATCTGCTTGGTTTACATTAAATTGAGATGTAGCAACTTGTCTGTTAGCGTTGGCTGTTTCAACTTGTGAACCTAATTCTGAAAAAAACTCTTGAACTTGAGCTTCATTTTTTGCATTAAATTCTCTTCGAGCATTTTCTTCAGCACTATCTTTAAATAGTGCTTGAGTTAATGCACTATAATTTAATTCGTTAGTTTTTTGTCTGGCAGATAAATTAGCAGTATCTACAGATAGTAAAGTTTGTGCGTTTGTAACTGCTCCTTGAAGTCGTGCTGACAAATTTGCTTTATCCATTGCTGCATAAGTAGCGGCGTTAGTTAGGGTTGCTTGTTGTTTGTTATTTAAATTTTGTAATTGGATTGTGGCGTATTTATTTGCATCTTGGGTTGCAATAGGAATACCTGATTCCATAAGTGCTTGAGTAATGGCTGCAGAAGCCATACTAGATGCACCCAACCCTCTTGCTTGCATAATTGATGATACTTTTCGTACAGCAGGAGATGCCCACGCAGGTAATTCTTCACCTTCTTTAATAGAAGTAAACAACTCCCCCAACTGAAATTTTACTGTTGCTCTTTGGTCTAATTCTGCTTGTGCGGGATCTACAACAGCTTTGTCACTTACTGTGCCTTGTGGAATATCTGATATAACACCTTTTGGGTCTGTTATTTCTGGAGCAGTAGTCTGTGTTAAACTAGGAACGTTTCTTTCAACTCCTGCAATTTGTCCAATCCCCTCTGTCGCAACAGGTCTAGTTATTGTTGGTGCAACTACAGGTAATGATCCTTGCGTTGTTATTGTTCCTTGAACTTGTGATGGTTCTTTTGCTTGAATTTCTTCAGGTTTAATTGTAGGTGAAATAGATTCAACTTTAGGCATTACTCCTTGTTCACCCCCTGCAAGTTTACCTATTTCTTCTGTTAGTTGGTCGTCAGTTGTTATAGTAGCCACTATTTAGCTCCAATCAATATTTTATCTAATTTATCTTCTAGTCTTTTTATTGCATCCATCAAATCGTGCATATCTTCTTTTACATCGTCTTTACGTGCATATTCTTCACGAGTCTTGTTTAACAATATTTGTAAACGTTTAACTTCTTGAAACATCTTGTTGAACGCCCAACCAAATGGAACAACAACCATTGTTAAGATAATGTTCCAAAATAGCATGGCATCTATTTCCATCTTTAGTCGGCATCCTTGATGGTCAGTGTTCCTGCGTCTACTTGTTTTTTTATTTCAATGTAATGTCTATTATCTTCAGCTATTGGAACAGACATAACCTCACCATCTATTGTAGCCATAATACTTCCATTACTTCCATCTTGTCTTTTAAAATATTGTGCTGATGTAATATTCATTTATAACTCCGAATCAAAATTAATCTTTGCGTTTGCCTGATTATCAGACTCTAATTGGTAAATTGTACCTGATGTAAAAGGAGTAGAACCCTGATTAATTGTTAATTTATAACTTCTAAAATCTGTTGTTCTTTCGCCATTGCTAATTGAAGAAGGAGTACCACCAATACCTGCTACAGCAAAATCGCCTACAGCAGATACACTAACAGTAGCATTGGCTCTCATAGCACAAGGAGTATTTATCATAGCAACTGAATTACTTGTATCATAAGCACGACCAACACCAACTCCTGCATAAGTAGAACTTGATTCCCATCTATAAAAATATCTTTGGCACAAAGCTAACTCATCTCCATATGACCTATGTTCAAATGGTGTGGCAGTAGAACCAATTTCCATTTGCACTCCAGTAATATAAAATTCATTGTCGGTGCTAGAAAAAAAGCTACCAATTCCTGCAGCACGATTAGCATGAGTTCTACTTGCCCATGAAGATGAATTTAATGTACCACCTGAATATGTTGAACCTGCGTGTAACCAAAAAGTAGCGAGTAAACTACGAGCATTATCATCATCAAATGCTCCTGTTGTATCAGCAGGAAAAGTAATTTCGTGTCTAACCCAACTTGTAGTTGTGGCAAAAAGTTTAGTTATTTGTCTAGTATTATCGTTATCAGAAAGTTCAAGACCAAAAGTAAAAGACCCATTAGCTTTTACATAAAAACTAACAGTTACAGGTTTTGCATCTGCTGTTCCTTTGCAGATACCTTGAACATCTTGTCCTTCAAGTCTTTGCTCTAACATAATGTATTCACCTGCTGCAATAGAAGTATCTGCTGTAGTACAATCTAATTTTAGACAATTAGCAAAACCACTAGGACCATCAGCAGTTTGTGACATTGTTAAGCGACCTGCTGTAGCATTAAAATCCATTTTCCATCTATCTAATGTAAAATATCCTGCACTTGCACCTAATCCAGTTTCACTTGTGCTTCTTTGTGCTACATTCATAGCACCATTAATAAGCATATTTCTTCGCCCACCAACTTGATTGTTGGTTAAGACTTCACCCATCTTGGCTAATTCTGCTGCTTTACTCATGCTAAATCTCCATGTGCTGAATAGTAAGCGTAGGTTGCATCTTGTGCAGAGCCAGTTCTATCAACCATTTTATAATTATGAAAAGTTGTAGCAGGCACTTCTTCTGCGGAATTTAAAGTGGGCCATGCTCCTGTACTTGTAAAACTACCATGCGATGAAATAGAATAATTTACATTCCCAAAATTACTTGTATATGTAAAATCATAATCCCCTGTTCCATCGTCTGCTATTGAACTTACATTAAAACTATCTCTTAAAGCTATTGTGCTTGTTCCATTTAAATTCGCCCATGATTTAGCTGAACCTTCTGCAACATAACTCATGCCTATTGAATTATTACTACTTGCATCTGTTAATGTGTCTACTCTTAATATACTTGCCATTATGCTAAATCTCCATGTGCTGTAGCTCCAAAATAATTACTGTCAGTAGGAGTATCAGTTCGTTTTGATATAAGAACAAAACTTCCTGCTGCATGGCTATTGTTCGTTCCACCATAAAGTCCATAACCACTACTGGTAAGGTCAGCATTAGGGGAAGCTGTTGTTGAATAGTTAGCACTACTCATATCATTATTCATAGTAATTGTGTAATTTCCAGAACCATTATCTGTTGTACTTGTTAAGTTAAAAGAATCACCTACCCCTGTACTACCAGTTCCTGATAAAGCTGTACCATCAAGTTTCACCCAACACTTTGCTAATCCCTGTTGGAGATTGGTTGTCGTTGAGTTTCCCTCACCTGTAACTGCTACACTACCTGCTGTGGTTACACCTGTAATTGTATCTACTTTTAATTGACTACCCATTATGCTAGGTCTCCATGTAATGTTAATGCACCATCATCATCATGAGCCGATGTGCTATCACTCATTGATTTAGTTGTAAAATAACTTGTCGCTACTGTATGCCCTGTAATTATATAGTTTCCACTTGTGTTATTCCCTAAAGTATTTGAATAATGAATTGCGTTCATATTACTAGAAAAAGTATGAGTATAATTACCTGTGCTATTATCAGTGCCTGATGATATACCGATTGAATCATAAGAACTTGCATCTGATTGAAATTTTCTCCATATTTTAGCTACACATTGAACAGTATTTCGTGTTATACCACTATTTTCACCTACATAAGTAGAAGTGTTACCTATCTTAACATTCGTGCCACCTGAACCTGCTTTATCTACAATGTTATCTACATTTAATTGACTTGTCATACAATACTCCAATAACCATTAACAGTAACAGTAGCATTATCCTGTGTAATAGGACCTGCTGATAATCCATTGGTGCTTGAACTAATTGTTATGTCTGCACTTATGGTGTTACCATTTGTTCTTATAATACTGTTGTTTCCCAAGAATGGATACCTGTCATCTGATTCTGTTTTAGTATAAGTTTCATTAACAGAAAATACATCGTAGGTTATCATTTCTACGTGGTCATTTAAACTTGCACCTTGAACTAATACTACGGATGTTCCACTTGTTGCAGTGTAATCTGTTCCTGCTTTTAACAAAACTCCATTCTGATATACATCCATATATAAAGTGTCTGTATAACTAAGTGTTAATGAGTTAGCATCACTACCACTGAATGTTGTTTGCCCTTCTGTTGCTTGGTATACGAATCTGTTTCTTACACCTCTGCTTGGACTTTTTCCTATATATGGCATTACGCTAAATCTCCGTGAATTGTAACACAGGCTTGGTCTGCATCATCTGGACTATTTCCTGTTTGAACACACTGTATTCTTATAGAACCTGCAGCAGGTGCATTACCTGCACTTCCTGAAACCTGAACATCATTTCTATCAGAAGTATAATCCCCATGTGTGTGGGAATAATTAGCATTATTCATATCATTTGTTATAGTTATTGAATAATCTCCTGTTCCATTATCTGTAATAGACCCAGTATTAAGACTGTCGTTTGTGCCAATAGTTCCTGTGCCATCTAAATTAATCCATGCTTTTGCTAAACCTTGTTGTAGGCTAGTCGTAGCAGTTCCTTCACCAGTTACAGTGGTTGCTCCTATAGACCCAATACCCGACCCTATAACTTGAGTTAAAGCCATCTATTACTCCTATATGTAAGGACTTGTGCCTAGATTAGTTGAATCCCAAGATGCTTTAAGTTTAGCAATAGTGTCTGCATCTGATATTGCCTTTGCAGCAGGTGCATCTCTTAGTGCTTTCTTCTTTGTCTTAATTGTAGATTGAGCAGATGAATCATCATCTTCCAATGCTTTCATAAACAAAGCATCTTGTTCTTCAAGTAAAGGTTTCCTTACTTCTCTGATTTTATCTTGGAAAATCTTTTTAGCTTCAGTCATATCTTCAGATATAACCTTACCATTAAGTGTCCAAGCATTTCTAAAATGTCGGTCAGATGGAACAGTTGCTGTAGAAGCATCGATACTTTTTCCATCTTTATCCATTATCATTGTTGTTGCCATAGTTAATCTCCTTTTAGGCTACTTCTTCAAGTTTATTTACTTCTTCATCAATCTTCCAAGCATTTCTCCAAACTCTTGTACTTGGAAGCTGATCCTTTTTACAGATAACCAATCTAGGTCTATTGGCTTTCTCATAATCTCTCCACACTCTTTGTGGTATATCCTTCATAATTAAATATTCTATTGCCTGTTCTTCTGTCATCGCATCAATCGGTTTTGTATTATGCAGTAAATAACCTCTTGTGTGTTTCTTAAAATCAGGTTTAGCTTCATCTTCCTGTAATGCCCAGTAGACTTCAACTGGTGGTAATATGCCACCCTGTAATGCACAAGCCATCCAGTTAGGGTCAGGTATAGTTATCTTTGCACACTCATCTAAATTATCAGGGTCTTCCCATACCACACGATAATCAGATTGTTTACCTTCTAGCTTTTCTTTCGCCCAACATAATCTATCCCAAAGATGTGTTCCCTGAAATTCTGGTGTTTCTATTTTTGTCATGCTAAATCTCCATATAAAGTATGGCTTGAAGTTGTATCCTCATCTGTAGAAGCACTACTCTGACTTGCACCATACAAATAATTTATTTTTGCCAATGCTGTTGTTTCTGTTTGTCCGTTTTCAAAACCTATAGAATGACCCCCTCTGTCTGAATCTGCATCATCTGTATTTTCATGAAGTCCACTATTTAACAAATATAAAGCATCACTAAAATTATTTGTATAGTTAATTGTAAAATGACCTGCTGAATCATCTGAAACAGAACTACTGTTTAAACTTTTTAAAACAGCAGGAGTAGATTGATTATAATGAACTAAATATTTAGCAACCCCATTATAAATATAACTTGTATCAACAGACTTCTCTGTACCAGTGCTAACTTGGTCAGATGTTGTTAATGTATCAAATGCTATTGTTCCGTTTGCCATTATGCTAAATCTCCGTGTATTGAACTGCCAAATACGTCATAATCTTCAAAACCACCTGCATGATTTGAGCTATTCATTTTATAACTCCCTGTAGTTACATCAGAGTTTGCATTTAAGTTTGCAAAACATCTTGCACCATCTATTCCTATACAAGCAGAAACAGCATAATCATCATTATTCATATCGTTAGCAATGACCACAGAAGTAATACCCGCACCTCCATCAGTTAAAGAAGTTACATTAAGACTATCCTGAATTGTATGAGTGTTACTACTAATAGTTGCAGAACACCAAACTTTAGCAAGACCTTGTTGTAAGTTCGTTGTGGTAGAACCACCCTCTCCTGTAACAACAATGCTACCTGCTGAAGTTGTACCTGTTAAGGTGTTTGTTTTTAAGGTACTCATGCTAGGTCTCCAAATGTTGCCATTGTAAGAATAGCATTGTCTGTAGCCGTATTGTTTTCAACATGATATGCACCCATTGAAGTTGTGGTGCGTGGTGTAGATAATACAGAATCTGCTGCATCTCGGTAATCAGTTTGTATTTCTGAACCTATTAAGGGTGCATGATTTGCATTTGCCATATTATTAGTATTTGTAAATGTAAACTGTCCTGTATTAACATCTGTAACAGAAGCATTATTATATGAATCTTCCAAGTTATTACTGTCTAATGGGTCAAAACTTACCCAATGTTTACATAACCCCTGCACTAAATTCTGTGTAACACTTGTGCCACCATCAGATTCATATACAGATGTATTCTTAATTCTTATGTCTGTTCCTAATGAACCACCAGTCTTTCGTATTGTATCTACATAAATATTACTCATGATGTTACCAACCTTCCACCACTTTCAATAGTAAGTGTAACTCCACTTGAAACTGTAAGTGGACCTGTAACTTGTGCATTTTCTGTAGCCAAGATAGTTACGTTTGAATCTAAAGTTTGTGCGTTTGTTTTAAATAAACCACCTGCTTTAAAATTACCTTTATTTTCTGCTGCAGGAGTAACTGAACCTGCATTTGGTTCAAGAAAATAAACAAAAATATTATTACCTGAATTTGAACTTGGTGCAGCAGTAAATGTTAATGTAGAACCATCAGGAACAGTATAAGCGGCACTGTCTTGGACAACACCATCAACCGATACAAGTATATCTTGAACAGAACCTATAGTTCTTCCTAATGCAAATGTAGTATCAGAACCATCCCCACTAAATCTTACGACTGCAGGTGATGACTGAAAGTGTGCAGGAACTTCATTACCTATATAGGGCATATTATGTAATCTCCATTATACTTAGTGTACCACTTAATTTGTCAGCGACACTACAGTCCACTTTTAAAATATCTGTTGTTTCTAGTATTACTTTACCTCCCGATAACAATTCTAAAGACGAACCTACTGGTATAGGTACATCTTTTGCAAGAAACGCTGTTCCGTTCGTAGCTCCTCTACCACCACCTGATGTGTCACTAACAAGTTCTACTTCTGCAGTAACCTGTGAAGTATGTATATTTGTTAAGATTAACCCAATTACAACTGTTGTTGTGCTACTTGGTGTGGTATAAATAGTATATGGAGTTCCTGCAGAATTTGGCTCGGCTGCAAAAGTTACTACTTTAAATGTATTTGCCATTATTTTCTCCTATATCAGCCCAAAGCGATGGCAAGTGCGGTCGGATCGTCTGTTGAAAACCCTTGTCCACTCATAAATGTTGTTAATCTCGATAAAGCAGCTTTTCTGTTAGCCCCACTTGCTCCATCGTCTACTACAATTAAGTCTGATGTAGTTAAATCAGCCCCTATGTCACTTCCACCGTCTATATCTAAGTCGGCTATGTTAATTGATCCATCGGGAAATACTGGTGCTTGTGAAAAAGTAACTGCTCCTCCGTCTGCAATTGACATCGCATTATCACCATCAGTATATCCTATATTTGCAGTTTGTACTTCCCCACCTACGTTAACATCACCGTTAAAGGTAGCTTTACCTGAATCTGCCATGTCTATATCAAGAGCAGTAATGCCTGAAGAGCCGTCTGTTCCTTTGATAGCGAAGTTTTTGTCAGCAGTAGGAACAGTCAACACTGCATCCCCACTATTTTCATTAGTAAGAGATATTAGACTTACATTATTTGCGTAAAAATGTATTTCATCTGCAGTTTCAAAATCTATTTTAGTTTGGTCATCTTCACCAATCTTTATATCTGTTGCTAACAAACTTGTTATCCCAGTTTGTGCAGCATCTATTGCGAAGTCAATGTTATCATTGCTTGTGTCGTAAGTTACAGTAATACCACTTTCTGTATTACTAGATAACATGTTTGTGCCAACTGTATCTCTTATATACGTTGCTAACGCTGTTCCGTCAACTGTAATTGCGTCTGCTTCAAGTGTTCCGTCAACATCAACATCTCCAGAAATATCAAGTTCAGCAGCAATAACTTTATTGTTAAATGTAGCATCCCCAGAAGCCGCCATGTCAATGTCTAAAGCAGTAACTGCAGAAGAACCATCTGTTCCCTTAATTGTAAAGTTTTTATCTGCAGTTGGTACAGTTAATACTGCGTCACCACTGTTTGCATTAGTAAGAGATATTAGACTTACATTATTTGCGTAGAAATGTATTTCGTCAGCAGTTTCAAAGTCTATCTTTGTTTCATCATCTTCCCCGATTTTTATATCGGTAGCAAGTAAACTTGTAATGCCTGTTTGTGCGGCATCAATCGCAAAATCTATATTATCATTAGATGTATCATAAGTTACTGTTATACCACTTTCAGTGTTACTTGAAAGCATGTTTGTTCCAACAGTATCCCTAATATATGTTGCTAGTGCAACCCCGTCAACTGTGATTGCATCCGCTTCTAATGTTCCATCAATGTCTGCATCACCTGATACATCAAGAGAACCTGCATCAAGTTCACCTGTCAATGTAATGTTACGTAAACTTGCTATATCTTTGTCACTATCAACCACAAGTGCTTTACTTGCTGATACTGTTCCTGCAGTAACTCCGTCTAAAAATGTTAGTTCAGCAGAAGATAAAGTGCTACCACCTATTATTAAACTTCCACCTATAGTTGTATTGCCTGATATATCAACAGCACCATTTATATCTATGGTTGTTGCTGCAATTTGAATTTCTGTTCCCGCTACAAGATCTAACTGCCCGTCTGCAGAAGCGTAGATATATTCTCCGCCTTCATCGTAAAAATATAACTTTTTTGTACTGTCTATAACAACGTCGTCGGCAAATTTAAAGTGATCTTCGTCTTCCATCCAGTACATAACACCATCGGATGTTTCACCATCAAATGTAAGTGTTATATCCGTGCCTGCTGTGCCTGCTCCCAGTGTAATAGAATTACCTAGAAGTTTAGTAATTGGTCCCCCTTCGTTAGCTGTACCATCGTGGGTATGCCCCGTTGATGCTTGGAAAGCCGCTAATAACTGATTAAACTCATCATTGGTATGAGCCGCAGTTATTACGTCTCCATCACTATACGAAGATTGTCTTGTATAGGTTGCTCCCATTTATCTTCTCGCTCCTAGTTGATATTCCAATTGGAATCCTTTTAGTGAATAGGGTGCGGTTGTTCCCCCGTCATTTACCCTTAAAGCTATTGCAAACCCAGATCCTTCTACGGCTTGTCTTACTAAGGGTTGAGATGCACCACCATACGTACCTGTTACAGATGAACCTGAACCGTATGTAGAAGTGGCGTATATTGCCGCAATATCACTTGAATCTAAAGCGTATGCGGCGGGTCGTGCAGAATCTTTACTCTCATAATCATACCGAACAAAAAGGTCTGCGTCAATAGAAGATTCTGGTGCGTAGTTAACAACTACTCTTTGCATGTGTTTTCTGATACCCGGATCGTTAAGTGTAAGGTCTGGGCTTCGGTATCTTCCATTTATAGATGTGCCATCAAAATCGTTACCTGACTCTTGTCTGTAAATGTAACCATCCCCTGCACCGTGTATAGCTAATACATCCCCCGATGATACAAATGTATCTGTTGCTGTTGGTCTAATACCCCGCATTTCTGAAAATTCAAATTGTTGTCCTCTAAGAACACAAATTACACCTCTTGTTGTATTTTGACCTTGACCATCTTTAGTAAAAAATATTCGGTATTGAGTCTTATCAGGTATAACTATTGATTGAAATTCAGAAGCACTAGATAAATTATCATCAAATATAGATTGGACATTAGAACTTATAGTACCCAACTCAACGTCACCAATTTTTGCAGTACCTGCAATAGTGCGTAACCCGTCAGGACCAAGAAAGATAAGATCTCCTGCAAATTCTTGAATAGTATTTCCATTTACACACCCTATATTTCTAGTAACAGGTGTTACAGCAAAGTTACTACTTGACGTACCTGAAAGTTTAAATATTCTATTTTCACAAAATATAAATAGGTCTTCACGGAAAACTTTAAGTCCTGTTATCTCGTCATCAACTTTAATACTTCCTGCACCACTACCTGTAGCAAAATTATCTTCATCAAACGGTACACTAAAAACTAACTCTTGTTTAGTTGCAGACATGCCTGCATAAAACATGTGATCTTTAAATGCAGTTACGTATTTAGCACCTGTTACTGCAGTGCTAACCTCTCCACCACCACCTGATGAAACATCTGTTGCAGTAAAGGAAGTGTTAAACACTGTAGGAGCATTTGCTCCGTCTGCTACAATTAATTTATCGTTTCCATCAAAATTAAATCGTTCAAAATCGTATCTTCCTGCACTTGTTCTTCCTGTATCTCTTTCAGTCCAACTTGATCCACCCGGAGTTGCACTGTGTATCTTTTCTCCACGTGCAGCAACAACACTCGATCCAAATGTTGCAACCATCAAAACTTCTTCACCAGATGAACTTGTTTGAGGAACTATTGCTGATACGTACTTACTAAACCCACTTATTCTTCTGTATCCGCCTTCAATGTCGGGTTCAAAATTTAGCAATTCAAGTGCTTGTCCGGGTTTCATTATGAAAGTTGATTGGTTAAGAACTAACCCACCTTCACAAACAAAAGGAAATGCACCAGTTTCGCTAAGATCCGCCACTTATACTGCCCTCATATAATTCTTTCTGTTTATCAGTTCTACTCTCATACGTTTAATACCATCTTCGTATTCTTTCAAAGCAAATTGTGCTGTTTGCACGTCTGAACGAAACATATATGTGTAATACTTTGCACGAGAATTAACAACAGGCTCAAATCTCGTCGGTATTATTGATGTATCATCGTAAGAAGATAAAGCCGTGTTTGTTATGTAATAATCAAACTTTAGTGTTCGATTGCTTGTATCTGGTATAGGTGTCAAACCTAATTCATCGTTGTAAGTTGTGTATACAAATTCTGGATCTGCAAATTTGTCAGCATCTGGTCGGGAATCTCTTTCACGGTACAAATCATTGTATTCTTCGTAAGAAAGATATTTTAAAGGTATAGGAGTTACATTCTCCATCAATTGAACTAATTTAATGTACGCTGTTGACCCTGCACCTTCAGTAAAACTAATATAGTGAGTTGTTGCAGTTGCTGTAAATGTTAATTCAGATAGTAATACTTCGTTACCACTACTTATAGTAAGAGTAGATGATTTTGTCTGGGCTGCTCCCGAACTTGTTCCAATCTCTAAAGTAAGAGTAGCACCACTTGTCTGAACAAGAACTGTGTATGTTCTTCCAACAATAAGATCAGCAACGGCTTGCGTTGCTTCTGCACTTGTTAATCTCATTGTATTACCAAACTTTGAACTGGCTGCAGGGCTACCAGAAACAGTAGTCCAACCTGTTATACTTGCTGAACCACTAACTTCAAAGTCACCATTTGTTATATAATCTTTTGGTGTAAGAAATATGTTGTCGTAATCAATGTATTTTAAAGAAGATGATATACTAGCGTAACTATATAATTGTTTACCTGCAATTACATCCATTGCCCCTTCTGATCGAGTAAAGGGCCAGTTAAGTTCAGCGTTAAGTATATCTGATATAGATCTATTTACGTAATCTTTAACTGTAGTTTGCACCCCTCGTGAAGTAGCAAAATTAGAACTTGTTAATTCTACTTCATTCATATCTCTTAATACGTTGTTTACTAATGTAAGATAATTACTTGCCATATCTTTTGCGAGGTCTTTTCTTTGTTAGTTGTTTTTCTTCTTCAAGTTTTTTTTGTAATTCTAAATACTTTATTTTTTCTTGAAGTTGTCTTTTTTCTAAATATTCTTTGCGTTTTTCCTTTTTTCTAACAGGGTTATTTAAAAACTTATTTAATTTTTCTATAGTCTCTGTAGTAAAAAATCTTAACGGCTTGGCTTTTTTGGGTATAAAAATTCGTAAACTTTTTTTTAATTTTATAATATCTACTTGAAATACTTTATCATTATACCCTAGATTCACTCAGATTTCTTTTCCCCTTCTTTAAGTTTATCTTTCGCCATATCATTCAACAATCTTAATTTGTCTCTTGCTTCTAATAAATCTTTTAATGCTTTATCTATCTGGTTTAATGCTTTGTCACTATTATTAATTATTGTTGTTGATGTATCAATCTGTAATTTGTATTGATAAGCTAATGCTTGGGCTGCTAAAGTCTTCATGGGGGATAACTCCTTGTATTGCTTTATTATACAGATAAACTAAGTATAATGCAAGTAAATTATATTTTTCCCTGCCATTTAGCAGCCCCATACACTAATGCAACAGTTAAACCAACAAATATTATAACTCCAATACTCCACGCTATAATTTGTAATAATTCTTCTCTTTGTTTTTGAGCCATTTTTTCTGCGTATCTTCGTGATTTACGTGCTTCCGCTTGAAATCTTTGCCAATCTTGCCAAAGTCCGGGTCGCCCTGCATAAATCATAATTTGTTTAAGTTCATCTTCTTGTTGCTTTATTTTTTCTAAAGCCATAAACTCTTCTAAATCTCCCCCACTTACGCCTTTTGCTCTTTTCTTGTTTGCTTTTTTTTGTATTTGTTCTTTTGCAAAAACGAAATCAGAAATTTGTTTACCACAACTTGCTAATTCTTTTCCGTTAGAAATAAAACTTTTTATGACCCCGAAGGCGGCATTTGCCGCTGCAAGTTCTGCTAACATGTATTCCCCTTACTTGTTTACTGGTTTGCAATATGCTGTTATTCGCTTACCTCCTTCCTCAGAAGGTATTGTTGGTTGTTTGGTTAAACGTTCTGCAAAATACAGACACCTGTCTATATCTTGAAATCTTTGTGTCTTATTCACTATCTGGTTGTCGATCATGAAGATCAGTAGAAACTCTATCATTGTGGTGGCAATCACATTCACACTCGTCACAGTTACATTCGTAACATTCGCAAGTGTCACATCGTTTTTTATTCACCCCATTCTCCCGTTTTCATAACTTCAGATAAATGGGTTGCTCTCCCCTTTACTTGTTTTGCCCAACGAGAATCAAGCATCTCTTCGCTTGCCCATTGAAAATCAGCGTTATCTATAGCTTTCCACATATTAACAAATTTCATTAATCTTGGCACACCCATATTAAATCCCATATCAACAAG